GCTTGACTTTGTCAATATTTCTTCGTAAGTTAAGTGGTAAATAATAAAGGATAAAACATGAAAACAGTAGTAAAAGTTGTAAAGAGTGGCGTTAGGTTCAACGCTTGGGACTCCAAGGGTAAGAAATACACAGGTCAGATCACGACCGGCGCCAGAAAGAAGGCATATGCCAATGGTAATGCCCTCGAACAGAGGGTGAACAAGAGTGGCAAGACCTATTGGTGGCCAGTACCGATGTCGGTATATGAGGCTACAGAGAATTCCTCGACTATGGACACTCCTCAGCACACCGGCGAGGTGAAGATACCTGAGGGTCATCAAGCCGTGGTCGATTTTATACAAGAGTCATATGGGTTAAAACCCAAGGGGCTGGTCATGAACCCCTTAAAATGGAAGTATTTGGTGCGTAGTGCCGTTCGAGGTAAGAACATCATGATGACAGGCCCAGCCGGTTGTGGTAAGACACTGGCGGCGAAGTCCTTAATAAACGGTTTGGACAGACCTAATTTTTATTTCAACCTTGGGGCTACCCAAGATCCTAGAGCTACCTTGATAGGGAATGTCCATTTCGACAAGTCCAAGGGTACGTACTTCTCAGAGTCCTTATTCGTTAAAGCCATACAGACACCCAATGCCGTCATACTGATGGACGAGCTAACTAGGGCTCATCCTGATGCCTGGAACATCCTTATGACGGTATTGGATCAAGGTCAGCGTTATCTCCGATTGGACGAGGCTGATGGTCAAGCCACCATTAAGGTTGCCGAAGGGGTATGTTTTGTTGCCACCGCCAACATAGGTAACGAGTACACCGCAACACGTCAGCTGGATAAGGCCCTTATGGATAGGTTTGTCGTGATAGAGATGGATACCCTAACAGACGAAGAGGAACATGGTCTGCTTACCTACCTATACCCCACAGTGGATAGCGATATGCTGGGTAATGTGTCCAAGATTGCTTTCATGACACGTTCCGAGAGTATGACAGAGAATCCAAGAATCAGCAGCGGTGTCAGTACGAGGACATCCGTGGAGATAGCCGGATTACTCTTTGATGGCTTCACCTTGGAGGAGTCGGCTGATATAACGATCTATCCTCAGTATGACGCTGATGGTGGGGTGGATTCGGAACGTACCTTTGTCAAGCAAATTGTTCAGAAATTTATCGATGACGGCTCCTCGGACGATTTAGTCTAACGACACCACAAGGGGCTGGTTTTCCTTATTTCCTTTTCCAGCCCCTTTTTTCAGATCCTGTCAAGCAAAAAATTACTAACTTCATTCGGTTGTCCAAGGCTTAAAGCGTTACTTTAAGTGGCGTGAACCGGCAAACATTTTGCTGGTAATTTTTTTGCTATAGCTTTTTGCTATTGTTCTGGCGAACAGATATATTTATCATTGAAGGAAATGAATCCTTCAGTTACAATGACAAGGAGAGAATAAGTCATGAGACCCCTAAGAGTATTGTTTACATCAATACTAATGTTAACCACACTACTACAAGCGAATGGCAAGAGTAGACACCCAATAGCAAAGAAAACCTTTGAACTCACCTATCAGGATATCAGATCCGAGATCATGGATCATCTACCTGAACGAATGTTCATAGTGGACTTCGATATCACCGAGGAGGGCAAGGTTGAGAATGCTAGGATTGTCGATGATGTAAACATCGATCTATCCAATACTGTTATATCAAAAGTTATGGCTCTAAAGTTTAAACCAGCATTACAGAATGGTCGACCAGTAAGAGTGAGATACAAGCTTCCGATTGTATTTAAGTAACCTTATCTATGGGGATGGGCAACCGTCCCCATATTTATCTATATGAGACCATTACTATTACCTATTCTTTCGGCATTCCTCTTCTCTCAGGATTCAACCGACTTCGAACTTGACCTCGATGCCATGTGGGAAAATACCGTATGGATTGAAATCCAGGATGTGGTAGATGTTAATTATGAAGTAGAGAGGGTCACTGCTGTCGCTGGAGTCAGAGGAGCAGAAGCAGAGGATGAGGCTTTAAGTCTTCTATACTACCGAAAGTCTATGAAGGGATTGTCAGAACTACAGTTACGTAAGGCGCTAGGTAAACTGCTTAACAAGCGCTCCATGTTACGAAAACAAGGTACAGAGGTTCCGGCAGAAATCGATAAGTATATACTAGTGCTTCGAAACAAGTTAAAAATATCAAAGTAAGGTACGAAAAGTGCTTGACATGTATTGATATATTTTGTATATTTAGGTATGAAATTTAAGGTAAATACATTAAAGAAGTTAAACAAACTAATGGTCAAGCTCTCCAAGGAAAAGAAGGGTGTGTTCACAGTATCAGTTGTATTCGATACAGCATTTGTCAAACAGTTTAAGTTTCCCTCTCAGATAGGTTCTGCTCAGATAGATTCATCACCAGTTGGTGCTAAAGGATTTTGGACTAAGGGTAAGTTTGTTCCATTCACCAAGGATTTCATACAGAGTAAAAATAAAGTAGATAAGAAAAAGAAAAGGAGTGTTTTCGGTGGAGGCTAAGAAAACAGTTATATTTGATCTAGATGGCACATTAGCCATAATAGATAAAAGAAAAGAACATGCTACACAATCCAATGGTAAGATCAATTGGAATGAGTTCTTCAATCCAGCACACATAGCATTCGATGAACCCAATGAACCAGTTATCAAGTTAGCTCAGATGTTCAAGGAACAAGGATTTGAAATTCTAATATTCTCAGGTCGTAACGATAGGATGTATGAAAGAACAGTTGAATGGTTGGAATGGAATGATGTACCATTTGACCTATTGGTTATGAGACCCGATAAGTTCCAAGGGAGAACATGGCCTGTAGCAGAATATAATCCAGCCACACCTGATATGAGATACATGCCAGATGAGAAGTTGAAGAAGGCTATGTTGGATGAGTTTGTCGAAGATCTCGATGATGTATTCCTAGTGGTGGATGATAGGGATAAGGTGGTGAAGATGTGGAGATCACTAGGGTTGAATACATGGCAAGTAGCCGAAGGAGATTTTTAAATGATTATTAAAGGGGGTTGTATTGATGTAAGAGCAAGAAATATTGACGAAAACTACATACATCCTTATATATACCCATTGAAAAAAACAAAATATTTTATGAGCAAACATGATAAGGTTTACTTCATAACTGATAGAAGATATGTCAAGATTGGTAAAACAAAAAATATCATTTCAAGACTATCAGGATTACAAGTTGGTCATCCAGAGAAATTATATGTATTAGGATATGTTGATGGTGGTATAGGAGAAGAAAAAGAAATACATAAACGATTCAATAGATATCGTGTTCGTGGTGAATGGTTTAGATTAACAGAAGATTTTGCTCAAGAGATAAAAGATTTATGCAAAGGTGAGTATAAAAAAAGAATAAAGACAAGCATGAAAGGTAATACCAATGGTAATGGTAGAAATCAATATTCTAAAAAACTTTAAAATAATGCTTGACTTATATAGATTTTCTTTTGTATATTTAGGTATGATTGATGGTTCATGGGGGTTAATAGCCGCTTCCGAGGATGACAGGCCTTTTGGGTAAATGATTTAAGGACTACGAGCTAGTACTACATCAATCAAAAAATTTAAAAAAAGAGGTAAGTAATGAAAGTAAAAGAAGTATTACAATCACTAGTATTATTTGGACTAATGTACTTGGCGCTAGTCATGGCGTTTATAATGGATGTCACTCAATAAGTTAGGACATTACATATTCAAACGAGTATGTAAGGATCAGAAGTTGTTACGAAAGACCAGACCTATGAACACCTATGGTCTATATGTCAATGGTAGAGATATTCAACAATATGTAAATGATTATCTAAACTACGGCATGGATTACATGGGTGATGACAATGTGGCTGCTGATGATGTATGTCATTACTCTGGCTTACCATCGGTGAAAACATATAACCATTTCAATGAAGGATTTATGGATGGTGATTGGCAAATAGATCGTTATTGGGATGAAGCAGAAGGAAAGGAAGAATGATGTATTTTCTCTTGGGTGTGTTAGCACCCATAATTCTAAATCTATTACACCTGGTGGTTGGTGTGTATGTTGTCACTGCTCGAGGTAGTGTGATGTCATTAGGATTTACAGGTATGGGTTTTCTAACTAAGACAGTAGCTTTACTATGGTTGACTTGGTTAGGTGTATCTATAGTAGAATTAAATTACAAGATATATATGCCACTACTTACATTCTTTTGGTTCTTCACTCATCTGGTCGAAGCATTCGTGATACAACATTACATACAAAAAAATGTACCAAAACATTTAGAAGATATGCAGATATGAAAAAGATAAGACATAGTAAATTACCACTTACATTATATTCGGAAGATCACTTAACACCTCATATGCTGAGATGCATCCAAATACAGATGGAAGAATATTCATGGGACGATTGGATTGACGAGGATGGTAATTGGTTCAAGTATTGGGATAAACCTAACCATAGACAATTGGAGTTATTTGATGATTGAATATTTATTTATTGGAATATTACTGTTGATATTAATAATGCAAATAAGAAATGGTTGGAAATGGTAAAGCTGTGGCAAAGATTTAAAGAGTGGTTGATCATTAGACAATCATCTAAATTCGCAAAGGAATTAAAAAGAAAAAATTACAAACCAAGACAACCTTGGGATGTAGGTATTTGGAAATGAAATGGCATACAATTACTTTAAAGGTATACCAGAGTTACCTGAGTATGCTAGGGAAAAACGAAAACGACCACCGATGGTGGCAGTTGTTGATGAGGACAATTGTACAGGATGTCAAGCCTGTGTTCCTTTCTGTCCTGTGGATTGCATCGAACCCGTAGCACCAGATAAGTATGAATGGCCAGTTATACCACCAGTGCAAGTCAGATTCAATGAGTGTACAGGTTGTCAGGTTTGTGCTAGGGTATGTACCAAGTTTACATGGGACGCCATAAGAATGTTGAAGACAGATAAATTTGAAGAACTATATCAGTTTGAGGTAGAATGAAAATAACATTAGCACAAAGACATTTATTTAACGATTCAAAACCTATGATACAACTTTGGGGGCCTGATGCCGAAGAAGAACATCACATGCATCAGAGTGCCGACAGATGGGTTCAATGGGATGAATGTGATTTAAGTGATTCACCACCATACAGATTACCAGGTAGTATGACCGCACATGGTAAGTTTCCAACATACAATTATGATGAATTACCAACGACATTCAAAGATACTGATGGTGAGGAGCATGAGATAGAGGACATCATAGCATACATGAGTAGTAGATGAGATACAAACTTTTAGTTTTAATAGTTTTAATATTCAGTATCCATTTTTTCAATCTATATAGAAACAGCGATCTGGCAGTGCCTGAGGTAAAGACCTACGAGATAAAGGATAAGATTACAAAAAATATACATGTCTTTAGGAAAGAACCCAAGTTGAAAAAGAGCATCCTATACTGTATGAAGGATAAGGAGCGTAAAGTGGTGTGGGTTGATTGGCATGTCGATCAGATACCAGAATATACATACAGAGTTGACTCCTATAAAAATTATATCGAGAAAACTTGGGTAGAACAACATTATGGATATAGGATAGCACCTTGAAAAAACTAATTTGGTTATTGATATTATTTTGCTGTGATGATAGAATAGAAGAACCTAATAAAGCTAATGTGATTGTAACGATGTTACGAGTTGACAGAATTGAGATACAGGATAACCTATGGATTACACCAGCACCGATGTGGGGACACTTAGAATCAGAAGATACGCCTGTTGATAGGTTAGTGGTTCATTGGTGGAGTAATTTATATTGGGATGAGGATGATTCAAGTGGACATTATAGATTACTACCCAACAGAAGAAACAAAGCAATATGGTATGATAACTTTGGTAACAGAGATACGATGGATGTAAATGTAGATACTCTGAGATGGATTACAGATGAATATTCTACAGTAGATAGTGCGGGTTATTTTTACAATACCCTAACACCCACAAAGATGATGCAAGATAGATTCATGAAACTATATTGGAGTATCGAAAATACACTGATAGATTCACAAGAAATATTTTTAATGGATTAGATATGAATAAACCAAGTTATGTAGGATTTGAGCACGACAAGTATTCGTGGAAACCAGATATAGATTATCGTGAGAATCCACATCTATATAAAATAGGTCGTGGTCAACAAGGTGTGTTGATATGTCAACCATATAAATCGGAGTTACATCAGTATTGGAGATTCAAGACACCAGAAGAAGCACAGAAGTCAGCATCTAAAATATATAAAATGTTTTTACAATATATGGATAATGATGAGTTTGTTGGTGCTGATATGGCTAAGAAATATCTACACATGGGTTTCACTCGTAGTCGTAGATATTGGAATCACAGTTCAGGTAAGAAATGGACTAACGATGGTGAATGGAAAGTATTACCTTATGATAGAACAGAAAAAAGATTTTATGATTCTAGTTTGATATTCCAAAGGTATTGGAAAGCTGCTAGAGAAAACAAAAGATATTTAGAAATGAAAAAACAACATAGGAGTCAATAATGACATTAGGATTAGGAATAGCAGCAGCTATATTATTCTTAACTTTTTGGTTATATAAAGATGATTTAAATAATTGGTTTTAATATTTATAGATAACTATAAATCAAGAGGTCATTATGGATAGTTATTGGACAACGGATACAAGCTACGACATACCGATTGAATACACTTATGTCAGCTCGGAAGTATAAGAGTCAGGTAGGTGCCATTCCCAAAGTAGTAAATAACTTCGAACCTAAAACAGAGAATCAAAAGTTATTATACAACAAGATAAGTGACTTTAATAATCAATTGATATTATGTCATGGTATAGCTGGAACTGGTAAGACTTATGTATCGATCTACAAAGCATTACAAGATGTTTTGAGAAGAGGTCTGCCCTATGATAAACTCATCATTATAAATCCTACTGTTGATGTGGGTAATGAAGATAAACTAGGGTATCTGCCTGGAGAGCTACAACAAAAAATACAACAGTATAACGAATCGACATTCACCATATTAAATAAGATCATTGGTAAGTCAAGGGCCAATAAAATGATTACTGATGGTAAGGTAGAGATTGGCGTGTTAAATTTTCTACGAGGAACTAACTTGGAGAATTGTTATGTCATTCTAGATGAAGCACAAAATGTATCACCGATGCAGATCAAAACTCTAATGACTAGGATATCAGATAATTGTAAGATGATCATACAAGGTGATTTATCTCAGTGTGATAAGTATAAAGCCAATGGTATCACTGCTTACGAGAAGAGTGGATTCTATGATGTGTGGCATAGACTTAAAGATATTGAAGGTGTGGAACATCATGCCTTTACCCGAGAGGATTGTATCAGACATCCTTTAGTCAAGAGAATATTAAAGACATATGAGGATGAGCATGAGATTAAATTATGAGGCAAAGAAGAGAAAGAAAAGGTATTGATTGGAAAAACCTTACTAGTATAATCGGTTTTATTGGGGCGCTTGGTGGTGGTTACTACAAGTTACAAGAAGACAATAAACAAATGGTACAAGAACAACTTATTATTCAAAAGGCTGAAAAGGCTAGGTGGCAAATTGACTCTTTGAGAATAGATAGAAAGTTTAAAGAACTTAGATGGGAAATGAAAGATTCTCTACGAATGGAAATAGCAAAGTTGAAAGATGAATTAAAATAATACTTGACATTCATATTATTTATATGTATATTACTATATGGGGCTGAAAGGTTTCGACATGTGTTATTTGACAATTAGGTGCAGCAGAGTTTGAGTAAACTCTTAAATAAAACTCACCAAACTCAAATGGCGATAAATCGCTTGAAGGGTTGGTGATAGATTGGCACTTAGCTGAGTACGATGTACCAGTTAAGTCTGATACTGCTGGTGTCCAAGTGACTCCTCAGGCTCACCAACAATCTTACGCTTACGCTTAAGATACTGAGTCGTTCAACACTCGGTTAGAAAACAAGTTGAACACCTCACTTTAGCTAGAGGGAAGTTAGTGATTAAAGAAACTGCCAGTTGGTAACTCTGAACAAAGTTACAAGTGGTTTGTCAGTATCTACTCATTTGAAACTGAACTAAGCTGTGAATGACCTATTGAAGAAAACTATATGGACGTGGGTTCGATTCCCACCAGCTCCACAACGTGGTTGGGTGGCAGATAAAAGCAAGATGAAGACAGATGAGGTTTTTGTCTTTTTTCCGGAAGCAACTACCCACCCAACTACACAAAAAAGAGGTTGTATGCCAAGAATACGTAGAACATTTGGAAAGAAGACTCGTAAGTTTGATGAACAGACTTTCGAAAATGATTTTAGATATCCACCAAAGCCAGATTCATATTACGATGTGAAAGAGAAAGGACAGTGTAGATGGTGTGGTGGTATCATCAATGATGAATATGGTAGACGAAAGATGAATTCTACATGGCATCCTGATTGTAGTGAGGAGTATTTGATGTACTACAATTCCAAGCATATTAGAAAATATATCAAACAAAGAGACTACTGTGAATGTGCCGAGTGTGGAGATTATGATCCAAGGTTTCAGATAGATCACATTCGACCACTGTATGAACAGAAGTATAAACAATCCCATGAAGTAGATTGGTCATATTGGGATGAAAAGAATTTACAAACCCTATGTCGTAAATGTCATAAACAAAAGACTAAAGGCGACATGGAAAGACTACGAGAGTTTAATGAGGGGATCTAACCGATCTTTTTTCTCCACTAGAATTCAAGAAATCAAGACGACCTGATTCCCTCATTATGTGGTATAAGATAAGAGCAAGAGATAATCATATGGGTAGACCTGATGGGGTTGTACTCACCTTTCATTTATTTGCTGATAATCAAGCAGAAGCTCACAACATCCTAACCGAACAAGGGTTTACCGAAATAAAAATCCTAGATGAGTATGATGAGCACGACCATAGTTGGTTAGAAAAAAAATAAAAAAACTTTAAAAAAGTGCTTGACTTTGTCATTTTTTCTTTGTAATATAAGGTATGATAAATGATGAAAAAATAAACAACTTAAACAATAAAGGAAACAAAATGACTAAAGAAGCAATTCAACTTGAAGAAAAAAGAACTTATTACGAAGCAGTAAACAACTTGCTTGAGAACATCAAAACCGACTATGCTAAGTGGACTACTTGGGAAGAAGGAATCGAAAGATTCAACAATGGTATTAGATGTGAAGATGGTAGAAAGTATACCAAAGTTATCACAGGCACGAGTGTTTGGGGTTTCATCGCTAAAACCGATGGAGTTGTAAAGGGTGTGCCTTGTAAAAAAGGTGATGTGTTCAAAGCTGCTGGTTGGAGAGGTCCTGCCAGATATACTAGAGGCAATATCTTTGCTGAGAACCAAAACTATTTTCAGTGGACTGGTCCTAACTACATGAGATAATGATGGATGTCCTAAGAAATATCATTGGAATCATATTGAACCTAAGTATGGCACTTGGGTTCTTTATGATGCTTCATATAATGAGAGCAATAATTTATTTAAAAAAAGATAAAAAAATGCTTGACTTTGTCAAAAAAAATTCGTAATATCATATATCAATAATAAGGAAATAATAATGAACTTAAATAAAAAAGATCAAAAAGAAATACTAGAATATTTAAAACACATCACCAGTGAGTTAACCGATGCTTACAATACAGCGCCTGATACACCAGAGACGAGTGATACCCTATACTACATAGATACTGCCAGAGACTTGGTTGATGAACTAACAATCAATATTGAGGATAATCAAGAAGCACCTGTTCCTCATGAAGATATGGATAGAGAAGGTGGACTTAAAGGTCCTGATGGACTTCCTTTGAACTTCCCATTTGGAGACAAGTAATGTTAGAAATCATAATTGGAATATCAGTTTGTGCTCAGTTCGTTATGTGGGCTTATTTTCAAACTCAAATAAATATATTGAATTACAAATTAGAGGTAAGTAATGGAATACAATAATCTTGCAAGTTACGGAATGGCATCCTTTGAAAAAGAGCCGATAAGTCACTGTTGTGGTGCTGAAGCTATATATGCAAATGGATATGCAGTCTATGGATTGCCACATTGTGATGATTGTGAAGAAGAATGTTTTAACATCCATGATGATGATGATGAAAGAGCCGCTCAACTATTGGCTCACTTAGAAATTTGCTTTGATGACCTTGAGGAAGGTCAGACATCAGTTGATTATTTTCTTGAGTTGGTAGAAGATAAAGATCATCCATATCTAGATGGTTTAAATCCTCAGCATCCATTCAATAGTTATTATGATTTTTTTGGAAAATAATTAAAAATAATGCTTGCTTTTGTCAATATTTCTTTGTAATTTAACGTATCGAAAATAACCAATAAATAATAAAAAGGATAAATAAATGACTTACTTATTTGAATACACAATCTTAGATGACAACATTAAAGTTGAATATACATTCAGCACCGTTACTGATGGAATCAAAGTTATCGACATGTGGGTTGATGACAAACCTCATGATGTAAATTGGATGGGGCCTGAAGCCAGAGCTAAGCTAATGGCTAGACTTGAGAATGACTTCACTAATAGAATGTGTGGTACTAATGATGATGAATCTTATATGGATAATTTACTAACTACTGGCTTCGGTGAGGTATCTGAACAAGATGAATTTGCTGAAGGTGGTGGGTACAATGGTTTTGAAACCGAAGTTGATCTTGATAGGGATATGCCTGGATTCGAGGGTACGATGGATGCCCTAGAGGATATGGTTGATGGTGTTGTTGGAGAACCTGAATTCTTAGGAGGCAGATAATATGTTTGGATTAAATGAAACAAGATATGGAACTAAAGACCTTATTGCTTGGGATGTAAATGGTGGTGTCGAAGACATCACCTTACACAACCTGCTCGTGGAAGTGGGGTTGCTCGATGAAGGTCATGATCATGAAGAGCTAACTGTTGTATGGGAGTATGCCGACCAAGAAATATCCATCCAAGAGATATATGATAATGATTCAGGTAAGGTGCTATGGAGACTACCAGAGGATGAAGCATATTCAGAAGAAGATGATGTTATAATGAATTCACTTCTCATGTGGGGTGAGTTAGAAAGTACAATAATGTAATGGAACATTTTAAAGACATACTTCGTATATATAGGAAATCGGGCTACGACTTAGCACTCTCTTACTCTCGTAACTTACTCATCAACGGCAAAATTTCTTTTAACTCTCATAATAAAATATCCGAATCTCTCTCCTCATTCGAGGTCATGCCTCGTAAGGTAAGAAAGATTTTACTTGACAAATCAACAATAATTTTGTAAATTACATTAACACTAATAGGAGAATATAATGGCAATAAACATAAAAAAGATCGACTTATCACAGTTCATGTTAAATGAAGATGATGAGAAGATGATGAAGAAGATGGACAAGAAGTCTTCACCTGATGAAGATATCAAACCGAGTGTAAACCTCGACTATGTAGATGAGGCAACACTAGAAGAGAATATCACAGCAGCTGGTGATTACTATGACTACGATGGTAGGGAAAGTATTAATGACCTGGAAGATCTTGGAATGGATATTTACTAGGTCGATGATATTTATGAGTATGGAAGTATCAAATGAAGAGCTACAAGAGCTACTAACTAGATTTATGGATCGTCTCGATAAGATGGAAAAAGAACGTGATGTCATGAAGAAGAAGCTTGATAGAATGCACAATCATATCAGAGATGTAAATAAAGCACTTGACGAATTATACTATAGTATGGGTGATGAGCAAGACATCGAGTTTAATGTCTCAGAAGAAGAATTAGAACATGTAAGAAGCATTACTAATTTAATTCAAGATGATAAGATGGAATTTCTAGATGACGATCAGTTCAAATCAATGATACATTCTGTAGTCGGAGAATCATAATCTAATGGTATTCGAAATCCTTTGTGCCATTTTAGGCATAATCTTAATCTTTCTAATTATGCTGATATACTATAGTTTAAAACGTATCACCACATATGAAGAAATAATATTACAAATAAACGATAAAATAGAATATGTAAATGCTCAACTAAAACTAATAGATGAAAAGGGAACTTTTGAGGCCGATGATGAAGTGGGTTTCTTTTTTCAAGAACTAAAAGAAGTCGGCAAAATACTTGATAATTTATTTGAAGAGGTTGATGATGCCCCCACTAAAAAAGAAGAGAAAGAAGAAGAGTAAAATATATTTCGGAACACCTGTACATGATGCCATAGTAGCATATAACAGATCAGATGATTATACATTTAGACATAAAATATACACAGATGAAATCCATCCAGCATTTCTAAAACTTGCTGAAAACATAATCAATACATTTAAGTTTAGTTACTTTGATTATGGTTTTAGAGATTTACAAGAAGAAGTGGTATCCAACCTTGTAATAAACATGCACAAGTTTGATGAGACTCGTGGTTCGAAAGCATTTAGTTATTTCTCTATTGTTGCTAAAAACTATCTGATATTGAATAACAATGCTAATTATAAAAAAATGAAATCTCATGATGATATATCTGTATTAAATGGACAAGGCACCATAGATAATAGCATCAATCCATCTATATCAAAAGAAATATTTGAAAAAACTGTTGAATATCTTTATGAAAGATTAGAAGTATTATTTCCAAAAGATAAAGATCGACATGTTGCTGAATCTATTTTATACTTGTGTAAGAATAAAGATCAGATAGATAACTTCAATAAAAAGGCTCTGTACATAATGATTCGTGAAATGACAGATGTGCAGACATCAAAAATAACTCAAATATCCAATGTATTTCGTAAAATATATCCACGTATTCAAGAAGAAATACTGTCAAAGGGTCATATTGACAACCTTGCAATAACTGGTTCTATATAATATTCCTTGTATCCTATATTTATAATTAGGATACTTATATGGATAATGACTTTAAAATATTTGGTGATAAGAACTTCTCTGATTTATCGAAGGAGATATACGAGAATTCTAAACTAAAAAAGACACAGATTGATCTTTTAATTCAAGAAGTGCATGGATACATACAAGGCATAGAAGATATTGCGGTTGTAGGTCCTATAATAAAAGAATTGATGGATGTAGGAATCAAGAATGATGATAATCTAGTTAAATTAGCAACTTTATATCAAAGACTTATGGCTAAAACTATGACAGCAGAATCAGATGTTACATTATTATCCGATGAAGAAAAAGAAGAATTAATGAATGCTCTTGAAGATGTATCCACGGATTTACAAAAAAAATCAGATGAGATAGGTATAGAAGAACTTAGAAAAAAATACGGAGACTCGTAAATGTCTTTTAGTTTTCAACTTGGAAGAGTTAAATCTGTATTTACATCTAACTCTGATACTAAACCGTTGGAAAGCACCCCAGCACAAACTGGTAGGATATTATTCAATCCCATAAATGATGAGAACCCTTCGAGTAAAAGTTTGTCTGCAATACCTTTATTTCGTGGTTATAATGATTCCATACAGCATGGTGATTTAATTTTATATGCCGTAATAACAAAACGTATTTATTATTTAGGACCACTTAATACACAAAACAATCCGTCTAAGACAATTGATCCTGCGTATAATCCTAGACGTGGTGGATTAAATCAAAATGAAGATTTGTCAAAAGATAATGCCGACGGTACAAACAAATTGATACCTAATTTTTCTGTTCCTAAACTAGCTAAGATAGCTAATAATAAAATGGATTTTCCTGCAATATCTGATCGAATAGATTACAACTCGATACTATATAGCGAATCAACGTTTTCAGATTTAGTTTTAGAGGGAAGGTATGGTAATGCTATCAGAATAGGTGCACGTAATCTAAATCCAACTTTAATAATATCAAATAATAATAAATCAGAATCAGAAACCCTAGGCGGTGGTGGCTCTATATTTGCTATGACATCAATCGGCACTATTGACAACAACTTTCCTTCTGAAATACATAAGGAAAAAAGAAATAATGAATTAATAGATGTGCCTGGATACAGATTATCTGCAGACTCGGATGGTTTTAATATCAATAGAGGAAATGATATTGTTAACGAGGAGATACCCGAAAGTAGATTTAATTACAATTATGGATTTATAAAAGATTATATACCTGATGAATCTATAAACCCTAATAATGAATTTGATCAGATAATAATATCATCTGATAGGTTGATATTTAATTCAACTGTTGAAGATGTGACGATATCAGCAAATCGTAATATTAATCTAGGAAGTAATAAGAACTTTACATTAAACAATAAAGGTTTCTCAGTATTTCAATCTCAGAATATTTATATAGGAGAAGAAGCGAAAAAGAGAGATGAACCCATGGTATTGGGTAATAAGCTTCAGAATTTATTAGTAAGGATATTAAGATTATTAGGGGATGCTCAGGCACTCGGTGATATGAATGTTCCGCAGAAACTAACGTTGTTTCCAAACATACATGTTGCCGGTACTTTGAGTCAAGAAGTGGATAACATAATGCAAGAATTTAATCTAGGAACTATTCAGCCTGGGCAGAATCCAGTACCTGAATTCGAAAGGAATTTAGATGAAAATGGCAATGCTGTATCAGACAACATTACCGGTCAAGCATCATTTTTATCAAATAGACATTTTGTAGAACCAAATAGAGTGGAAGTAGAGGTTCAAGGTCCTCCGGCACCACTTGAAAATCAAGCACCAACATAGGAGTGATAATGAAGTTATCTTTATTTAAGAAAGTAATAAGAGAAGTGATAAGAGAAGAAATAGAATATTCTATTGCGGGACTTCGTAAAGAATTAAAAGAAGTACTGGTTAGTAAGATAAATGATGATATGCTAAACGAAACACCCTCTGTGGCACAGAGCACTAAGGTGGTTCAAAAACCGGTGACTGAATCAAAACAAAGAGTTCCGATGACAAAAGACTCTATATTAAACAATTTATTAAAAGAAACTGCTGACTCGGGTGAATGGCAAAATATCAATAAAGAAGCTGAAAATACTTCTGTGATGGATCAAACTGAACAATTACCCGATCATTTAGCAAACGCTTTCAATAAGGATTATTCAGGTGTTATGAAAGCTGTAGAAGAAAAGGCAAAGTTTAAAAATGGCGCTTAGACAACCAAAAGATAGTTCAGGTGACTTACGACAAGATCTTAAACAGATTGCTATCGATAGGATAGGACAATCTGAGTATGATGCTATGGATAATATTAGTAAACAAAAGATTAGTGAGTTTACAAATGAACAAGCAATTGCTATTCAGGCATTTTTACAAAGACAAGAATTGAACATAACTGATATGGAGGCATTTGGTATCATTGAACCTGGTAGAATACAAACCTTACCATCCGTTGTAACTGGTGGTACAGCACCTGGTGGAGGACCTTTATTACCTGGTACATTAGCAGCGTCTACCCAAAATTCTAATAGAATAAAATTTAGAGTTCAGATAAGTGACACCTCAAACAAGGTTGGAATACCCGAAGTGGGTAGACAAGTAAAAAGAACTTTAGTTAAATTTTTAAGGATATTTTTCTAATGGCTATAAGAGATACAAGAGTAAATCGATTTATTGAAGACCAAGACACTAGGGTAAGTGTTGGGTTACAGATGCCATTGGGTAGACAACCTGGATCTGGTGATGGATTCTTTGCGTCTACTAAAACAACAATTGATGCCGTAAAGGAAGATATCAAGATGTTATTACTAACTCAACAAGGGGAGCGATTATTTCAACCATTACTTGGTATGAATATTAGAAGATTTTTATTTGAACAGATTACAGAAAATACAGTGATTGAAATCGAGAATGATATTGTATCAACATTCTCACGATGGTTACCTTTTGTTCAGTTGAATGATATTAAAATAGATATAACTGAGCAAGATAAAAACAAAATTAAAATTGATATAAAATTCAATATAGCAAATGCACCAAATGATTTACAATCTGTTGGTGTGATATTGGGATAAAAACATGGCATATACAGATCAAAAGGTATCACCGACAAATATTAATTACACGAGTAAAGATTTTTCAAGTCTAAAGGCCGACTTAATTCAATATACGAAAGCATATTTTCCTGATACATATAGAGATTTTAATGAGACATCACCTGGAATGATGTTGATAGAATTAGCTAGTTATGTGGGTGATGTGTTAAGTTATTACATTGATTACAACTATAAGGAAAGTTTACTCACCACTGCTACTGAACGAAAAAATGTGATAAGGTTAGCAGAATTTTTAGGATATAAGACAACTCCTATAACCCCATCTGTTGTTAAACTTACTGTTACCACCGATGTATCTGCCGTCAATGGTATGCCTGATTTTAATTCTATACCTGCATCAACTAGAACTATTGATAGTGGATTACAGGTTTCATCGACTGAAAACTCTTCATTAGTATTTGAAACGTTAGGAGAGGTTGATTTTACCATATCTGGTTCACCCGATACACCTTCACCTGAAATAATCAGTCGTGATGATACCGGCATTGCAAGTCAATACAGATTGACTAGATTTGTAAATGCTGTATCCGGTGAAACAAAGACAAAATCCTTCACCATCACATCTCCAACCAAATTTTTAGAATTGAATTTAGGTGAAACTAATGTTGTTGAAATACTTGATGTAAAAGATAGTTCAAATGCTAAATATTTCGAGGTTGATTATCTAGCACAAGATAGAATACTCAAGGAGATTCACTATTCGGATGATCCGGATAGACAGACTGCATATCAACAAGGTAGTGTTGGATTAGGAGAACAAGTTTCTGTTGATGTATCTATACCATATACTTTAGAATATATAAAGACTAATAAAAAGTTTGTGAGAAAAGTTGATCCGATAACCAACAATACTAAACTACAATTCGGTAATGGATTATACAGATTCAACATATCAGGTTCATCAAGTGCCGGATTATTCTCAACAATAGAACAACAAGGTATGTCGGTTTCGGGTGTTCCATCAACTGTGATCAACAGTGCAATAAACAATCTTACTACAAATAATTCACTGAACCTCGGTGAGACACCGGCTAATACAATTATCACAGTAACCTATAGAGTTGGTGGTGGGGCTAATACCAATGTTCAAGCTGGCGAATTGACAAACTTGGTTACTGCTATTAGCGGTATATCAGTGAACAATAGTGAACCAGCAAGTGGTGGTACTGATGGTGAAACTATTACTGAGATAAAAGAAAATGCTAAAACATTTTTTGCCTCTCAGCTAAGATGTGTGACTCGTGAGGACTATCAAGCTAGGATATTAAACTTACCAGCAAAGTTTGGTAATATAGCAAAAGCTCAAGTCGTTAGACTGAATGATATAAGCGGATTAAAAATTTATACATTATCCTATGACCAACGTAGAAAACTTACACAAACACCATTGTTAGTTTTGAATAATTTAAGATTATATTTAGAACAATTTAGAATGATAAACGATGCTCTTGACTTTGGTTTTGATCTTAACATCGTAGACCCAAGCAATTCTGCATATGATACATCACTAATTTTTTCTGGCTATAAGATAAACTTTGGTGTTTTCTTTGAGGCAGTCGCCGATAGAAGATTTAATAAAACAGAAGTAAAACTAGAAATCATAGATTGTATTAGACAGTTTTTCATAATTGATAAAATGCAGTTTGGTCAAGCTATTAATCTCAATGAACTAAGATATGAAATATTAGGAAAAGATGGTGTTATCGGGTTACCCACACTAAAGATTTTTCAAAGTACAGGAAACTTAGGTAACGAGTTTAGTGGAACTGAACGAATTTTATCTAGTGTTGATGCCGCAGGTAATTCTGTTGGGACTGAAACAGGCTATGGTTTTTCATATCCATTTGAAGGTGCTTTAGAAAATGATATAATCAGACCATCGGTGACACCCGCAGTGTTTGAGCTAAGAGAACCAAATAATGATATCTATGGGAGGGTCTTGTAATGCATCGTTCATTTTTTGCTGTAAAAGATACGACAATAAACAGTGGTTCTGATCTTATCGATGGAACAACTTTTCAAGATAAAAATGTTGGTCAAGATGAAGTACTAGAATTAAAAAAAGTTTTTGACAATAGAGAGTTTAAACATCCAACTCGTATGTTGATACAATTTGATACTGATGAAATAGAAAGCTATATCAGCTCATCGGTTTTACCAAGTGATTATAAACTAGTATTGAGACTATTTGAAACTGCTGGAACAAGTGGACTTAGTAATGATTACACCATAGCTGCTTATCCACTGAGTGAATCATGGGATGAAGGTATTGGTAAGGAAGAAGACAATCCAAAAACAACTATAGGTTGTAGTTGGTTGAATAGAGAAAATGACAGCCCTAATGTATCAGAAGTAAGTTGGTCTGATGCTGGTGGTACTTATATAAGTGAGGATGAAGTAACACAATCATTTTCACTATCATCACCTGACATCGAAATGGATATCACTAATATGTCCAAAAAATGGTTCGGTGGTGTAAATCAAAATCATGGAATCCTACTTAGATTTTCAGGTAGTTCTGAAACTGGTGATATCGTTTCAAGTTCAATAGACTTAGTAGCATCATCTTCATTTCAACGTAGTGTAACAGGCACTGCCGCAGGTGATGGTTCATTGTTAGCACATGCTGTTTCGGTTCAGAGCATTGGACAATTCAATGGATATGGAAGTTCGAATAAATATCTTATAAATAGTGAAGTCACTCGTAGTGTCAATTTATTATCAGGTAACACATATAGATTTTACCAACAAGATAGTACTAATAATAATCATCCATTTAGGTTCTCTACAACTTATCAGCAAAGTGGAGTCGATGCTGTAGATTACAGTACTGGTGTCACAATCGTTGGTGTTCCTGGTAATACAGGTGCTTATACTGAAATAGTAGTTACCGATTCAACACCCACATTATATTACTACTGTACAAATCATGGTGGAATGGGTGGTAGTGGAAAGCTCGTGGATGGTGTGGAACAAGGTAGGGTAACAACATCAACATCTTCATTGGCAATATCATCATCCATATCTTCATCAACAGTAGAAACAACTGTAAATCATACCTTACAAAGTGGTGAAGCAGAAGACCTAAAATTCTTTTCAAGACAAACCAATACAATTTATTCACCAAAGTTAGAGTTACGATGGGATGATCATTTACCAGCAACTGGTTCAAACACAGGTAGTTTGACTCCATTAGATCTATCTGGTCAATCGGAAAACTTTTTATATCAATTACACAAAAGAGAATCGTACAAAGAAACTGAAACCGTTAAGTTTAGATTCGGTGCTCGTAAAAGACATATCGATAAGAGTTTTACAACATCGATACAGAGTGTAAGTGGTAGTTATCTTGCTGAAGGATCAGCATCATATTCGATTATCGATATGGCAACTAATGAAGATGTGATACCTTTTAGTCAATATACCACGATGAGTTGTGATCCAATATCACCATACTTTACACAAGACTTGAATACCTTTGAACCTAATAGAGCATACAAGGTGTTGGTAAAGGTAAAACATAATGATGGACAAGTCATTGTTTATGATGATGATTTTGAATTCATACTGAGGAGTTAAAATGCCATTTCATACATCAGGATCCATGAGCAGAAGTTTTGGTGGTGGTTATGGAACTATTAAGATTTTTCTAGAAGAAACCGCCGGATTAACCCAAGGTGAGGAGTACTCGTATCGAGTAGCAAATGGTCAAACCATACATACAGCGATTGCTGCACGAATCAATGGTCATGTAGTCTTAGTGGATAGTAATTACACCATTGGTTCTAATCCACCACCATTTTTTGTTGGTCAATCTTTAACAGTTCTTGTACCAGATGCAGGATCTGGCATGGGGGATATTCCCTTACTTACAACTGTAATTAATAGCATAACACCATTGAATGAGCCGCCGCCTGGAGCCGAATCTGAGCCAACTTCGCCACCAGCTGGTATAACCCTTCAAAATCCAATGATCGGTGCTTTGAGTCCACAAGGACAATGGACATGGTCAGGTGCTCGTTGGGATAATATACCAGGTCCGCCTCTTGAGGAGAAAATTGTAACTTTATTCGATGGTGCAAATTTAAGAACCTTTCAACTCAGAGAAGAAATACCGATAGAAGAGTTTATGTCCACTGTACTCAAGGATGTACCGATAGAAGCAATACAAGAATTAGATTCCAATAATGAAGTGGTTGAAACTTATGAAGTTGAGCATCAAACATCTGATACTACCTTTACTGGTATCGTAGGCAGAAAATCACAAAATAGAAAGGCAAAAAGAAGAAGTAAATTTAATATAAAGAAGACAAAAGGTAAAAGGGTGGTGCCTGATAATACACGATCTGTCACGGATGTAAATACGAATAGATCAATACAACAACCAGGTGGTGATCAACAGTCACGAGGTGGTGGTGGTAGATCAGCAACAACTCAAATACCGGGTGGTGGTAGATCAGGAGGTGGTGGTGGCACTTACTAGTATAAAACCCAATGTAAAGTATAATATAATGGTTGATGCACCAGAGGGAACTTTGCAATATAGGCTAAGTTACCAAGGTGAACCAGCTCCAGCAGCGGTCTACTATGATGAAGCACCGATTGAACCGATACCAGCTAGTTTACCAGTATTACCACCATCAAATCAATCATATCAGAATTCAAATAACCAAGGTGTTGAAGGATTATTGACTGGTAGAAAATGTAGTAACTGTGTATTCTATGAAGCAGAGTCCGGCAACTGTAGTCGTTGGAATGCCTTGGTCAGAAGTTATTATTGGTGTATATCTTGGAAAACAATGCAACCTGTGATTGCCGAAGAAAATCAATTTACAAAATATATAGATCAAACAGCTGCTATAGTAGATCCAACCATACCAGTCGAAGAAGATAATTTATATAATTTTTTTATAGGACGTGTTAAAGATCCTAATACTCAAGAACCTAATCTTTCTAATTTACTTACACCTTTAAATGCTTTATTCTCAACCTATGGTGCTTATGTTTACGGAGATATTCTCAGGAGGATGATAGACTCAGGTAATGCATTTGATTTTGACAATGTTCCAATGAATTTATTTTTTACAACACAAGAAGATTTTTTAAATGCTATCGAGTTTGTTAACAATGGTGGATTGGTTGAGTTTGATACACCATTGGATCAGCACGATTCAGTTCAACAGCATTTAGTTACTTATGAGTTATCAAAGAGAGGCGATTCAACATTGCCAATGAATTATCCACAATCATTGACAATAAATCTACATGGAAGTTTTTATGGCGAACCGATAAATATTTTATCACAGATGGATTTTGTAAATGGTAAGATTGCTTACAACCCTAAATTTACTGCTAGTCGTAGACATGTGTTATTGGATAATAGATTTTTAGAATATGAACAAACAGGTAGAGTAAAGATTGATATAGTAAAACAAAGTATTCGAGAGAGGTTGTTAAAATTTTTGAATGATAATTCAAAACCCTATATCATATCAAACCCATCGGCAATAACTTTTATACAATGGGTTGGTGATAGAGCATTTACATCCGAATCATGGCAAGAATTATATAGTTATATGCTAACAGTTGATAGACTTTCTGCTGATGATCAGCAATTGATAACATTGATACAAAATACTTTAGGTGAAGTGTTGATTGATGAACCTGCCAGAGCTGAGATACCTTTGATAACAAATGTTATTAATCAACCAACAAAAGAAGAGACAGAATAGATGCAGTGGGTAACATTACCAAGAGCTATTGATGGCATTGTAAGGGATTGTCGTGTTTTAAATTTTGCCATAGAGGCTGGTACACAAGGTGGAATCATATCTGCAAATTCCAACGGAATTGTACCTGATCCAACCGGTGATACAAATCCATTTAAGCCATTGATGTACGAAAGGTTTGATATTACAATTGATCAACTCGAAGGGGAGATAAACTGTCCTTATATTTTTCGTAGAGAACCACCTGAAATCGAAGAAGATGGTGAGGTGATAAACAAGACAGAGATAATTATTCCTTTTTCACCACTAGGTGGATTTGCTCAATTCAGAATTAATTATCAATTTATACTTTATCCTAGTGATCCTGAGGCCGAACAGTTTTTAGTAGACTTGGATAACGATGGTAACTTAGATGGTATAGTCTACAATGGTAGTGTGGAAACACCAAGGACACTTGTTCCTAGAAGACCATTCACTCCACCACCACCCCCACCACCTGTATTTACAATAGATGAAGGTCAGATTAAGGAAGCATTGGCCGACAAGATATACGAAAAGTTTTTCAACTCTGAGGAAATACAAGCAGATATATCTGATGTTTTAGCATTACAAACCACAACTTCTGAGGATGGGGTTAATTACAAAACTGGTCGAGAATCGGAGGATCAACAACTTATACTTTTCAAGAAAGATCGAAACACGCCAGAAAATAAAAAAGATTTCGAAGGTGATGGTTCGGACGGTATACAGGCAATATCTAACATCATTAGTGCCAGTTTTGCCGGAACTGATGAGAGTGGAGTGATCGATCTTTCGGAAAAGCTTAATGATGAAATAAGCATTATTCGAGATGACAGCCGTTCACCTGACGGTTCTTTGGGTAGGGTATCATCTATAGATCCGAATTATTTTGATCCACCAATACCTGTAAGCACAAGTGCACCAGACATACCAAAATTTTATGTACAGATTACAAAATACGTTTTAAAATATAGTGCTAATTTTCAAACAATAGATGTAGATTTTGCCGAATTATGGCAATACTATCAACAAGCCAAACCAGATGATAGCGGTTTAGATCCAAAAGAACCTGAAATGTCTGATGAGTGGAAAAACAGACTAAACCTCTCACAATTAACACTTGTCAAACCAAGTAACAAAATTGATACTATTAAAGCTAGAGCTACTTTGGATACAAACATTTTTGAATTACTGCCACCAGGACGTGAAAGACAAATACAGATTGATAATTTCTTTGATCTATTTACTCAATTGATCGGCACGCCTCCAGGTTTTCAAGATGAAAATCTAGATAATATACCTGAAACGATCGTGGATGAACAGACTGATTTGAATCAAAGAATAAGCACAGCAACAGAGGAATTGTATCAACAGTCATTCATAACAAGGACTGATGAAGATGCTGATGATGTGAATCAAAATAAGACTTTAGAGTCCATGAGAAATAGGTTGAATCAATATTTGTTCGATGTAGATTCCGTGGTGGAAGATGTTGTTGATTCGAGACCTGAATACGAAAATCAATCATCAGGTTTTCTGAAGTTAAGAAGATTAAATCAATCCATACTGATCAAAGGTCCTAGTGAAACTCCGTCATTTGGTAATTGGACTGAAGATGGTTTCACGATAACCATGTGGGTAAGGTTTTTGAATACAACCGGTGGTGGTAGTCTGTTCACCTATGGTAATCCCATGATGAGAACAAAATCCAGCTTTAGATTAGAGACCATGACGGTTCAAGAGGGTGATAATGTCAAAGATGATACCACCTATGATAAAGCAAGAAGGGTGATTCGATTGGTGGTATGGGAGGATCGAAGAGAAGATCCTTGGTGGCAAGAAAAAATTTCTACGGGACAGATGGATTGGGATGCTCCATGGGAAAGAAGAGCAGGATATTTATATGAAAGTGCAGTGCCTTTTGATAACTCCATCAATCCAGATGGTCGTGAATCTAAACTACCATCCTTTCATAGTCAGATGCCTTCTAGTGATATTCCAGATAGAAAATATTATTTTTTAAATTACACAAATATTCCAACTGATGATTTAGAGGAATGGTTCTTTGTGTGTGCTACATATGATCCGAGCATAAAAGAAATACCATCTTTTGGTGCAGATTTTCCAAACTATTACGGTGGATTTGACTTTCACCTATCAAATCCAAATGATGATTTAAAACCAGGCACTTTACAATTTACAAATAGTAATAGTCACCGTAAGGATGAACTATTTTGGTTAGGTCATAAGGACGTTGGTTCTACCGGATTAACATCTAAGTCCAGTGTAGGAAACAGATGTAAAGTGGAGATAATAAGTCGAAGTGATTTATTAAGAGCTCGTGGTTATAGGGTATAGACATGTCAGATATCATCATAGAAGGCAAAAATCTAAGTGATATAAACCAAAGCAACTTTCAAACCGTTGGTGTTCGTAGTGCTCTTTATTTCGATACAAATTATACTGCAAATGAATCACTTAGTGTTGATGAAGATGTTTTTAAACATGATACAATAGATGTACACTTAGCAAGATTAAGTCCTGATCCAATTAAAGATTTATTACCAAGTAAGTTAATAGAGGTTGCTACTATAGAACCATGGCAAGGTAGATTACATTTCGATAGAGACTTCAGTTATGATTCAGCAGCTCCTACTGAGGGTCCATATCTTGGTCTTTTTGAAGGTGTTAACAATTTTATACCTAATTGGCAACCTTTTAATAGTGGTAGACCAAGTGGTAATCCAGCTAATCCTACTAGTAAATTTTATTACCCATATTTTTATACAGGTAACTTGTACGAAGTGGATTTTCAAAATGAAAAACTTACAAGGCTTGTGGTCAACAATTTATATGCTAGAATACCAAATAATATAGGCTTTGGGGTAGAGGAAAGGGAATCAACATCTACATATGTCGTAAAGGATGATAGGTTTCCATTGGGAACTTACACCGAAGAAAATAAACAGTATTGGGAAATTCAAACAAGTGATCCTGTATCACGTAATTCTCAATTTAGTTCAACGAGAATGCAAATAGCATTGTCAACAAAAATGTCAGATGGTATTATTCGTAGTGAAGAAGAACAGTTTTCAGTTGATGCTTTTACTTTTACAGAAAGGGATGGTGTTATAACTCCATTGTTTTTTTACTATGATAAAAACTTACATCCCGTTGAATATAATAATGCCACGACTGGTAAAGTAAGTATGAAGATAGAACTTCGTGAATCAGGTAGAAATGGTGACAATGAGTTAGATTTGTATCAAGAAAGAAATCCAGTCAGACCATTTCTCATGGGTTTTGAAAAAGACGAATTACGTAACGGTGGTTTTACCATAGACGATCCACCTGAAGAGTTAATTGGAACTGGCGAAATATATGGTGAGGGTTTGTATTTTGCTGATTACAGTATAACTTTACAGGCAATTGCTAATCCCGATAGTTACCTTTTAGGTATATTTGATATACCTGATGATAACTTGAAATCAACTGGTGGAGCTAATGGTTCATATACCTTTCAAATGCCCAATGAGGATGTTCAATATTTAGCAAAATTCAGACCTAATCCTTATATTGTGCTGGGTCAAAAATTTCTTAATCCGGAGACTGGTAATGAGCAAAGCGGAGGTTCGGAATCCAAGGGACAGGTTAGACTATGGCTATCAAAACTTCAATTAAATATTAATTCAAGTAATTACGAAACTGTTCCATTAGAGGGTGGTTTTGATTTACCACTATTTCAAGATCCTGGTGGTAGAGTCATCAGTAGGAATTTTAGACCAACAGATTTTGGTGGTGATTTCCTTACATTGGAGCAAAAAGAAGCAACAACTAATTTTAAATTCAGAGGTTGGACTTACGAATCAGGTAGTGAATCGATAATTGCATCTTTTGAAGATATAGAAGTACCAACAAACACTCCAGGTGGAGTTTTCCCTTTGCCTGCTGACCAACATTATAATGGATCTCTTTATGGTAATTTGGGAGGTAACGCGGGAAATATAAAAACCATAAAACTCAATGAGGATTTTCGTTATCCAAATGGTCGATTGTTTATCTATGCTAATTATAGTCTAATAATGTTTACTTTAAACAATTTGAACAATCAAGTTGATTTTGAAAATAATTTTGCTGATGCCTTAAAATATGGACCTTTTAAATTTGTCACTGCTAAGGGAAACTCACCGAGTATCGATGATTATAAATCTACTGATCTTTCTCAGTTTGAAGCATTTGCTGCTGGAGATGAAAAAGTAAGACTTTTAATAGCAGGTCCTGGTATGGGATATGCAAATGCCGAATATTTACCAAGTGGTGATAATGCACATCTAACACCAATAGAAGAAACTGGTTATGAATTTGGTGATTTTTTTTGGCATAAAACTGATGATGAAGAAATACCTTTAAGAATTGATGTACCTCAACCAATACCCAACACAATGGAAAATGCAATAGAATTGAATGGAGGGTCTGAACCCACTCCAACTGTTGTAGAGGGTGATGCGCCATTTAACCAAAATGGTATTACTTTAGAGGATACTCAACCTAGTGGTTATAGTGTGGGAACGGTAGACATCACTGGTTTATTCAAAGTCACAAATGTTCAATTTTCTCATTACGGTGGTACTGAAGAGGGAAGTGAGGGGACTATTGCACAATACTCAATAGATTGGGGTCCCAATATAACTAATCAAACTAGAAACGTAAATAAATTTCGACTTGATGAAAATGAAAGGGATGATTATAAAGGTGTGTTACTAGGTGATACAGTATATCTAGGATCATTCGAAGATGCTGTTGCACATAATGGTGGTCCTTTGGATGACGAGGTCGCTCTTCCAGCAGGAGCTCCTATACCAGCTGGTACTTTACAAAGTGGATTGGAATATGATTATTCTATCGGATCAACGCATGGATTAGATGATGTTTTTATAGTCGAGGATTACGATGTCTCAGCAGTATCTAGTGATGTAAATGTGATATATATAACTTGGGGGGTAAACCCAAACGCAGATGTCGCTGGTGGGTTGTCAAGTAATGAGATCAATCAAATCATAACAACAGAGACCACCTCTTCGATAAGTTACCAACCTCTGCAAAATGGAATTTATATTAAGTCAAGAGATTTAGGTGCTAATACTAGTCTTACAACTGCTATTGTAGAAAGTGATACTAGTATTTCAGGTCGGGTTAGATCGAAAGAAGATAGTGGCGCTATAGACGCCGACATGTATGGGTTTGGTCAAACCTATAGAGTAACAATGACACCATCTCAAGCATCTCTGCCGCCAGAGATAGATGTTTTTCTTGCACAGGAAAATGGAGACTTGACATTATCAACTAATATTTTTCCAGGACTTACAAAAGAAGCTTTAGGTGTGGAATGGAATCCTGATGATTGGAGTCCAAACGGTGGTGGTTCTTTTTCTTATACTTTGCCTGAGTCACGAGATGCCACCCTTGGTGAACTAAATTTACCATTGTTTTACAAGTATATAGAATTTAGAATTCAAACATTACAAACTGCTGAAGGTGAGCAATCAGAAAATAATGAACTTGTAGATCCAAATTTTTATGTTGGATTAAATGTATTTGGTATGCCAGGAGCTGGTGGACAGATATTCAATGACTTTCAACAGGATCAAGAACCTGTATTAGTATCAACCGGTGGTTTGGTCAATTTATTTAATATAGAAGAAATGGTTGATGAAAATGGAATACCATATCAAGAATTTTCTCAAATACCAGATGGGCTGAGAACCGTTGTTCTAAGAGCCGTTCCAACTTCAGGTGGTTTTTCTGATGAAAATTCTGTAGGGACTTGGAGTTTCGTGGCTGATCCTGGTGTAGATGTAGACACGGTTGGTTCTATTACTCAATTTTGGGTTGGTGATCCAGAGAATGATAACTTTGGACATCATTTAGGAATTATCACATTTAATCAAGAAGGTCCTGTAACTGTAAAATATCAGTGGTTTGGTGATGGAAGTGGAGGTGGTCCATAATGGCTATCGTTAGAAATGCTAAGAAACAAGATTTTGACTATTATTTAACCAATATAGATTGGGATGATGGCACTGAAATAGATCGCGATATACATCAGTTTACACGTAATGATGTGTTTGATCACACATATGAAAAACCAGGTTTCTATTCTGTAAAGGGATTGGTGTTTAAATTTGAAAGGGTAATGATTGATGCAACACCACCATCGGAATTTCCTCAAGGTTCTATCTCTGTTCCTTCTATGATAGTCAATTGGATAGAGGTTGAAGCTGACGATGGAGATAAGGAAATAAGAAGTAAACAACAAATTAGGAACATAAGAGAACCTCTGTCTGAATTTAAGATACGTGATAGGTTTGAAGATACATATTGGGTGATAAAACATAAAAGTAGTGTAAACCATGATGTAAGGATGGGTACTGAAAATTATATATCGAGTAAAAATTTACCAGCAAGTTGGGTAAATACAATTGTTGCTCCTATCACAAATGCATCATCGGGTGAACAACAAGATGGAATTTCAATTCAAATACCGATCAAAATGGATATATCAGATATAGATATGATTTACTATTCCTTTGAAGTCAATGTAGCAAATCCAAATGGTGAGAATAATCCATCGGAATATGCTATTTTAGAAAGATCACACCCACCCTTGATCTCAGATAATGGAGATATAAATCCTGACTATGGCATACGATTTGACTCAGCTAGATTTATTGAAGGCATGGGTGGTGATTCAACTGATCCCAATAGAGATGACACAGATGTAGTAAAAAATCAAGGTTGGCAAACAGTCAGTGGATATATTTTCGTTCAAGAGCCACCTAGTAATACAGCAACCAATGGTTCTAATATCGAAAATTTAGATTTTCAAACAATTGAATCTCAAATTATGATATTCCCAAGAAGACGTAGTGATACTCCACAGGATGAAGATGAGATTACTTACATTGGTTTAAGAAAAGTAGTTATCAGAACACCAAATACAAAAAATATAATCAGACCAAATGAATGGCAAAGATTTTATTCTAATATGATTGTAAATCCAAGAGATGATTATCAATCTCCACTATATGAATTAAACGATTTCGCTATGATCGGTGGTGTATCGGAAAAATCATCACATTTCAAGACATTAACAGCTTTAGCTGCTTTTGATAATGATAATAAAGAATATAAAAATAGTTCACTGATATCAGGTTATAACCCTTACGATTTTATTGCTATTTATGATACCATGGCAAAATATAATGCTGATTATTATAATGAAGTTTTAGATCCATATACCAATCCCATACATGAGGATTATGCTCCATATTGGAGAGATGAAGACAACCTTAGTGAAAAATTTAGCTTATTTGATAAAAAAAGAATTCATAATGGTTTTGTTGATAGACAATATCATGGAGTGCTTAAAGACACAGAGCTTGTAGATGTAGATATTAGCACAACAAAGGTTTATAAAGGTGCGATACCTATCTACGAACATTTGGGGGTTACAGGTTATGCACTTGGAAATCCATCTAGACCAAATTATTGGAAAAACATAATACCAAAGGATTACAAACTTACTGATAGAAGTGGGTTTTCTCAAGAACCATTGGAAGATCCAACCAAAGGATCGATAACTCCAAGAATACCAAGGTTAGTTTGGGTGATTGATGAAGAAGATGATCAGACTTGGAATGGTGGATATTACTGGCCACAATTACCAAAGATGACAAAGGGTGGGGTGTTTGCTGAACCAATTGATGAATACGAATATGGTGGTAGAAATAGTTTGATAACAAGTGATGAACCGATTGATAAAACTCTATTCAACCTTACTTTTGATGCCGATGATATAGAGGAATTACAAGACATCACCAATAATTATAATATAGAGTACAGAGTTGATGGGTTATTGGATCTCAATGATGATAAAAGAGTTGATTTGATAACAGCAGATATCACAGATACTTTAGAAAAAGATTTTGATAGGCAGGCATTCTAATGGCAATACAATGGAAAAGAAATACTAGATATCCATCGGTCACAAGACCAGGTGCATTTCCTAGAATACAAGAGTTTGATGATCTAACCGGAGAGGACATTCTTGAAGATACTTGGTTTGAGCTAACCGGTATAGATGAAGAGGAGATAAACAAGTTTAAGTTTTCCTTGGGGACTTGGATACATTTAAGTAGAAGAAATAGAAAGATACGAGTTTTAACTGCTGAAGAATCAAATAATATCACATATCCAATTACATCAGATCAAGAAGATGAGGAAATAACTACAGAGCCTAAACCAGATTTTAAACCGCCTGATTTTTTAGGGGGAGCAAGTAGGCCTCATGAATGGGCAAAAGATAAAGGTGGTGCTATACCAGATGAAAGTCAAAATCCTCTCAATATAGTGGATTTAGAAGTTTTAAAACCAAATGGTGATAGAAGAATACGTGAAGGACTTGGAGAGGGTGGTGTGGATGTGCCTGTAAATGTAGCAGCACATGATAAAATTACACAATACACTGATTCGTTTAAAACTATGAATCGGAGATTTCCACTTGTAGGTCCTGGCCCCAATCATGTTGCTGTGGGTGATAGAACAGAGGATAGGATTTGGATTTGTTATAAGAATTCAGCCGAAACACAAAAGATTCTTGGGGTTCCAGTTGCTGTTGATTATTATTATGAGTGGAAAGCCAATTTAGCAGATGAGTATTGGTCAGAAGAAAACAAATTACTCTTTCCAAGTCTTGGTTTTCAGTGGGTGTGGATACCTAGTAATAAGCGTATTACTGATGCGGAAACTGGTCTCTCAGCCTATGGTGATTGGGTACCTGGTGGTAATTTAGTCGAAACGGAAAACCAAGCTGGTTCTGATAATCAATATGTTGGTCTAGTCACAAAATCACCTATTCAAAATGTATCGAATATCGAACAAGATGATTTATTTTTATATCATCAGATAGGTTCTGATGAATACAAAGATATATCTGCTCCATTAGAAGTATACTTTAGTTTTAATTATTTAGAACGTGATGAAACTAGCGTGGATAAGATAAAATATAAAGTGATAGAATGGGGCGATGAAGAAGATCAAATGTCTGATCAACAAATTTTAGATAGTGAATTTTTTTATCTGTATGAAAGCGATGATTCTGTTTTTGATGGCGCAAAATATAAAAAACTCTGTTTAATTGCCTCAGAAGCGATCGAATTAGAGGGTGAAGACGTAAACGATGGTGTTGGTGCTGATAGGGGTGTAATACATAGCCATGTTTATATTGAACCTGGTATAAAAACAATAAAAACAATCGTGTTTAGGTTTGATGAAACAGGAATTTTCTTACTAGAAACATCAATTGTTCACACCAACATATTTATCGGAGATCCAAATCAAAAGATACAGAATTTTAATATATTTGGTGGAGAAGAATTTACGGTATTGCCGTTGGAAGAAGAACTTGAACCAATCATAGGAAATATAGATAAGAGATCAGAGTATGTTAGATCGATTGAAAAAATTAAAAATAATGATTTATATCAAAGTTCTGATTATTTGGAAAAACTATATGCTGATGAATTTTTACCTAATGTTAATAACGACTTATATGGTGAATATGCTGGTAATATAGATTTAGGTATTACAAGAGTTTTCAAAAAAACATATAATATCTTTGATTTTATCGGCGGTGATGCTTTACAAATTATAAATAACAATTTTGAATATCCACAAAATAGTTTACCACTCAATAGTTCTGCTACCGAGATACTTATAGATAATGGAGATTGTGTTGTGAATCTTGATCCAAGTAATCAAAATAATGATCAATTAGAAAATAATGGTACATCTGATGAAAAGGGTGTATTGATGGGTGATTTTAGATTAGTCAAAAATCCAAAACAAAAAATTAGAAAAGAAGATGCTATGCAGTTGCCAAAATTAAACACACAAAAGAAAAGACAGGCTTTTTAGATGAAAATTGTAAATAACTATACAGATAAGATAAGTAATCTTATATCCGGTACTGATCAATATGAAATACCAAGTGGTCTAACCACAATTGCTTACCAAAATGCATCAATTTTCCAAAGACCTGAAATAGTTCTTAATGTATTATCTACCGGTGGAACATTTCAATCATCTTTTACTTTAGAAAACAACACTGATTTTTATGTAAAGAACAATCAAATTTATCTAAAACCAAATGAGGTATTGGATAGAGAGGGATTTTTTGCCGGTCAGTATAATCTTAGATTTAATTTTATACAACCCTTAAAATCTAGTGAGAATGATAAATTATATCTCGGTGAAGTATCACCATCAAGAAGGGAAATAAGACTTAGCACCGCTTTTGACGTTAATATCAACCTTACTAAGATAAATAGCTTTTTCATCCTTGAGGGTGATGATTATAACTTCGATTGTCAACTAGAGTTATCACGTGGAAGATATATACCAATAAATGCCTTCGCTATCGATAATCAAACCGGCGGTAGAAATAGTTTAATACTAAAATTAAATGAAGAGTTCCCGACTGATGTTGCATTACTAGATACGGATTTTCGTCTAGTAAAAAAATGGTTTGCTTCACAAGAACAGACGATCTCCTTTGTAGATGAGGAGGGTTTGGCAACAGGTGGTGGTAGATTTTTACAAGTTGACACAAGTTTCTTAACTGAAAATAGTTCAATAGAAGATGATATAACAACTTACTCTGAGATCATAACTGGTTCGGAAGATGTTGTATCTTTATTTACACAAAGAAAGAAAGATCAAAATCTCAATATAGATTTTTCTGAATTTTCAAACCATGTCTTCTTTGGTTCTGCTGTAAGTAAATTAGAAAATTTTAAAGATAAAGTTGTAAAACTTGAAGGTTTGTTTAATCAATTATCGGCATCATTATCCATCAGTAGTAGTATGGATGAGATTGAGCATAGAAAAAGTTTATTTAAACAAATTAGAACTGAAAAAGAAAATTTCACTTCATATGAAAAATTTATGTATGAAGATAATCAAAAAAGATCTCCTAATTCGGCGCCTGGATTACAGACAAATTTAGCTGGTGGAAATTATAAAAATAAAAGAGATGATAATTATACAACTTTAAGTGGCAGTAAATCTGAAGGTTTCGATAAACTGCACAAAAAAAATTCTACAAGTGAATATATACATTTGTTCACAGATGTATACAATGTTGAACAACCACCTTTTTATAATAGAAATGATTTTGTTTATCTAAGTTTTATACTAAGAAACGAAGCCCACACTGCTGATTCAGGTTACACTTTACATATAAGTGGTGGGGTAGCTAATGATAAAATGGAAGGACAAACTTATAAAGAATATGATTATGGTCGATCTTATAAAATACCATTTAATGCTTTTAGTGGTTCAGTATTAGCAAATCCTGAGTCAACAGGCTCACACTATAAGAGATACATATTTAAATCACAACAAAATTATTTTAGACCGGAAGAAGCAAATCCTGATGTATTTACGATAAGTGATTATAGTTCGACATCAACTGCTTGGGAAATACTAACTGGTTCAAATGTACAATCAGCTTCAACCAATGGTTCTATAGGTGATGGTTTTGCCTATGGTATTAGAGACAGCTCAGGTCAACAAACACAATACATATTTCCATCTGTGGTTGATAGGAATAATCTTAGTAACACATTTACTTTTATTACTGGTTCTTTATTACCACAAGGTGATTTATTTCCTGTTTATGCTCAACAGAATCCTGCTTTCATTCCCCATTTTTCTTCATACTTTACAGATGTTCATGTATCGTATAATGATCCGACAAATGTTCACCCCTTTTCAACTGTCTACAGACCACCTAGTGGAAGTTATGCTGGTTCGGATGAATGGAATAATTGGTACGATGGTATTCATGCTTCTGCTTCTCTATACGATACAAACAATATACATTCGCTAGTCAACAACTTACCACTTGAATTACGAACAGGTGATCAACATGAGGTGTTAAGAAGATTTGTTAATATGTTGGCTGAGCAATATGATTTACTTAGAAACTATATTGACAACTATTTAAATTTTTATAAATTAGGATATACAAATCCAAATTCGATGCCGGATAGTTTATTACCGATACTTGGTGATACTGTTGGGTGGGAGTTATTGAATGTACAAAACAAAAACACATCTATTGAAGATTATGCTGAAAGTACGGCAGGTGATGAAATCGGTGTACAAGCTGTTATTAATTCTACATGGAAAAAAATTCTAAACAATTTAGTTTATGTCTACAAAACAAAGGGAACTACAGAAGCAATTCAAAGTTTACTAAATCTATATGGATTCGATTCTAATGGGTTTAGAATGCATGAGTATGGTGGTTCTACTGCTGAACACAATCCAACAATCATCACTAATGAGGCAACTAACTTTGAAAATGGATTAAAAAATGTTCAAGGTAATGTATCATTTGTTCAGAACATAGAACCATTTCCCATGATCAATTTCAGAGGAACAAATTCACTCGGTGTGGATTGGTGGAGAAATGATGCGACTGCTAATGGTGTTGAGTTTGTGTTCAATGCTGATAAGTCATTAACTGATCAAACGATACTAAGGTCAAGTGGATCAAATAATGATCTATGGGATTTACGACTAATACCATCAGCATCATCAACTGATTTTAGTCAACTACAATTTAGATTGAATACAAGTAACAGTGGTTCTAGTGTTATAGCTTCTAATGCTGTATCTATGTCATCTCCATTTGTTGATTTTCAAAATGGTAATATCTACAATGTACTGTTACAAAGGGCTGTTGTGACTGGTTCATCACCACATAATGCTTTTACTCAATCCTATGAGTTATTCGTAGCTAGAAAAGATGATGATAAGATATTAGATGTAAGTGCCACAAGTATGTCGTGTGCTATATCAGGTGCTAATTATAACTTTGTCAATCAAGATGTTTCAAAAACATCAGAGAATTTATTTGTAGGTGAAACCCTAAGTGGTTCACTGGCTGAACTAAGGGTGTGGAATAAAAAATTAGACATATCTAAATTCAAACAACATACCTTGAATTATAGAAGCACGGTATCAAACACCATAACTGGTTCAGTTGATGATATTATATTTAGATATCCGTTTGATGAAAACATTGTTAATTGGTCAACTAATCCAAATTCTGCTTCACTAAAAGTTCATGATGCTAATTCACAGAATGTAAAAGATTATTCTATATTCATAGTATCACAAAGTAATTTTAATTACACGACAACGATGACAGAACAAACATTTTATAGATTTGCTATAAAGGGAAATGATAAATTACCAAATGATAATCAGACAAATCTAACACCTAGAATGAAAACTACTGGCCAATTAAATCCTGATCAAGCTTCTATTGAAGATCCAACGGATGCCAGTGGTCAGCCAGAAAGACAATTCACAAATAGATTTGGACGAGATGTTTCTTATGTAAATGCGGTTGATGGATTGGTGATGAACCTTATGCCTGATTTTAGAATAGATGATTTTATCGGTGATCCTGATGAATCTCTTACAGATACTTATGAAGATTTAATGACATTACGTAGAAAATTGTTAGATGAGCCTGGTGTAAGAATTGATGTAGAAGCTAATATTAGAGCTGTTGAAAATATTCTAAGTGATGAAATAAAGGAAACATTAGAAGTATTGACACCCGCAAAAACTAATTTTGAAATGTTCTATGATATCAAGAATGATTCTTTATTTCGATCAAAAATACCAAAAAGAGCTCAACTCACCACTCAACTAAACCCAAATAAAGCCATAGGTGTAATTGATGCCGATAAATTTGACGAACCAACAATCGTATCTACTGCAAATGAAAACATTAAAACAGCATTTATTGATGCAGATAAATTTGATGAACCTACTGTAATTTCATTTGCTAATAACAATGTAAAAGAGGGTAAGATTGATGCCGATCAATGGGATGAACCAACGATTATATCTACAGCAAATGAAAATTTAAAAATTGGAAACATAGATGCTGAACAATGGGATGAACCTACGATAACATCTACTTTTGAAAACATCCAAGGTGGAACTGATATAGAAATGGTTGATCTAACTAAGTCAAGATTAGCAAATAATTTCAGTGCTACTGCAGAAAAAATGAATGAATTTTTCTTAGGGTCTAAGAATCATATTGGTAGAAACCAAGGAACAGGTTCTAACAGTAGATTTTTTAAATCCATTAATGGTGGTGTTAATGGAGATTTTAACACTTACAAATTCGAGAATAGATTTACATTTAAAACCATCGGTGATACAGAGCATTTTATTAATTCATCAAGTCATCATGATGAATTTAGGTCTTTTCAAAATAGACATTTTGTAGATCAAAATCATCCAGAAAGATATGTTTATAATTCATTTTTTGGAAGTAATGGTAATGGCACAGTTGCTGGTCGAATGGTCGGTAGAACAAAATTTTTCAAAACAGACTCGGATGGTAACATAACATATCCGTCTAATCATTATATAAATGCGCGTACCAGTAAGGACAGATTATTAAGATTGACATATTTAGGCACACAACATGATGGTTCTAACCCGACCCAAGATCCATTGAAAAATGATCCACAACCATCGGTCTCGGCATATATCATAAATGTTCGTGGTTCGGATACATTGAATAGATTAAAAGTTGAACGACCAATAGCAAAAGAATTACAACAGATGAGACTGAGATTAGATTCTGCCGGTGGTGGTGTTGGAGAAGCAACTTTTAAATTGTTCAGAAAAAACAAAGAATTGTTTACTGAAACATTCAATACAGATACTAGAATTAAAAACACCAAATTTTCTTTAACAGGTGCTCTTTCAGAATATCGTTTATTAATTACACCGGAATCAGGTAAAAAAATTGGAGATGCTTTTGTAATTGGTAGAACTATAAAACAAAAAGATGGTAGTAATAAAGTTCAGAAACTTGCCAGTATAAGTGCAGCTCGTAGACCAAATGGTACAATGTCAGTAAAATTTACAAAAATAAGAGGACCTTTTACTATTTTATTTAGAATAAAATAAAGGTAAATGGTATTTTTAGTTTTCACTATATTTATAACTAAATAGGATTAATTATGGGTATATTAAATAATGACACAGTAATTGTAGATGCTATCTTAACTAAACTTGGTCGAGATAAGTTGAGACAAGGTGAACCTTTAGGCATCACACAATACGCCTTTGGAGATACAGGCGTAGATTATAATTTATACAATCCGAATCATCCATCAGGATCAGATGCTTATGGTCAAGCAATTACAGGCTTACCACAATTAGAAGCTGTGCCGGATGACGATGTTTTTATGAGATCAATATTATTTGGTAGTGGAGAACGTGGTATACAGAACTATGGATTTATTGATTTGCCAGATGGTTTAACGAGAACCATACAACATATACCTGGTGGTATTCAAAGTACAGCAATTGTATTGAGACCAAGAGTATTCTCTGCTGGTACAGAATTAACCGATACAGAATTTAAATTCACAATTTTAGACCACAGAGGATTAACTGCTACCATAGGTGGTAATACAATCGTTGGTAATAATTTTAAATCAGTTGATGTAGATAAGAGATCAGCTAATGGAGTTGAGTTACAACTAAATGCTCAAGCTGGACAAATTTCTAATCAAGTCATTAGAACTGTTAGAGTACAACTAGTTGGTGATGGAGCAGCACCAGTTCAAGTAACGATCACTGTACAACCCAATACCGATGTTAATAGTAGTGGTAATACTTTTGGTGAAGGTGGATAATAGGAGTAAAACATGAAAGCTTTTAATTTTGCTGAAGATGTAGTAACAACCGAAGTAACTGTAACTGATGGATTTGGTGATGGTGGTGTTGGTATATTAACTGGAACTAATTTAACAACTGCATCATTATCAGACGCGCAGAAAAGAAAATACTATAATATACAATTTAATTCCAAGGATCACTTATCTGTTGCCTATGGTCATATACAAGGTAGTGGAAGTGCTCAACAAAGTACTACTGTGGAGGGTGAGACTAAAGCTATTTATGGTCAATTTTTTAATTTATTAGAAACCGATAGAAGTGCCTTAAAATCAAACAGAGGTTTTCTAATTGGTAATGTTACTGCTTCTGATGCTTACTTTATTGTAGCTGAAAGATTACAGATGAAGGATAGATTAAATCCTGGAACATTCACTTTATCTTTTTCAGGTTCTAATTCTGCTGGTACGGCTACGACACTTAATTTGACAGATGACAGTAAAGTAAACAATGCTACTGCTGCTCCCTTTGGTGAAAGATATTCTATACAAGTAGGTTCTGCAGGTGTGATAACTGATACTACTGAACATGGTCATTTTTATCCGGACGCCGGTATATTTGTTTTGAGTGGTACTCAAATGTCTGCAAGTTTACCTGGTAAACCTACTTATGTGACTTCGGGTGTTGTAAAACCATCGACTGAAATGGGAACTGGCTTGACACCAGATTTACGAGTCGCTGATGCCGTTGATAACGCTCATAAAATGGTTACTGCCTTATCCAAAGGTTCGGTGACATTGAGATCAGAAGAAAAACAATTTATCTATGATTACTTCTGTAGGGCTAAAGCAAATGAGTTTAATTATTCACAAAACCTAACATTTTGGAGTGGTTCACAATATGATATTCGTCATTCTGATATGATTAACAATCCACAGGTTTATATTACAGAAGTTGGTTTATATGATGAAGCTGGTGAATTAATGGCTATCGGTAGATTGAGTTCTGCTCTAGAAAAGAATTTTAGTTCAGAAGCAATTATCAAAGTCAGATTAACATATTAGTGTTATGGGATGCTTAAACAATTTACTGAGGAAAATGTAAATTTATACGAGTTCAAATCGAATAAAAATTACACAAAAAACCAATCTCAAATAATAAGATACAACTTTGTATCTGGTTCATCAGACGAAACTCTATCACGAAATTACAATTTTGCTAGAATAAATTTTTATCTTAGTGGTTCTGATTACAGTCAACATGTAAAAAGATATAATTCATACCCAACTGCTGGCAACAGATTCAATACCGATAATATGTTTTTTAATAAATTTTATATCAGTGGATCTGTTTTGTCAATCCCACAAAATGAATTCGGTGACAAGATAAAACCAGGCACATTTACACTTACAGATAACTCAACAGCAACAGAAATCACAATTATTGATGATTTCAATGGTAACCTATATGCTCCAAATGCCCCATCCTCATCCAATCCAAGTCTAGCACTATCATCATCAGCAAACTATGTGGGAAATATATTTTACGAATTAGGTGTATTTACAATAGTAGAAACAGGCTCATTCGATGGGACAAATAATTATTCAGATGTAACTAGTGGTAATTTTACAATAAATTACAAAGGAGTTCATGACTTGACAACCTATGAATATGTCTGTACTGCTTTACCTAATGAATTAAATCAAACACAAAATATGTCAATTTTTAAGGCTCAAAGTGCTGGTAGATTGAAGGATAATTTGACTGGTAGTTTATTTCCAACTTATGTAACTGAAGTCGGTTTGTATGATGATTCTGAAAACCTAGTAGGTATCGCTAGATTGTCAAAACCAATACCAAAATCAAGAGTTATTCCCATGAGATTCTTCGTTAGAATGGATTATTAATAAGATATATATGATATTTATTATTGTAATCTAAACCACAGGAGAAAAACGTGATTGAAACATATGCCGAATACGGCGCTATTGGTGTTATAATAATGTTATTCGTTGGTATGATTAAGTTTTTACAATCATCTTTGACTAATAAATTAGGAGAAATCGAAGGTATCTGTATAAAACTTATAGATCGTTGGAATCGTAGTGATGAAACTCGTGACAGAAGACATGAACAGAGTAATTCTGAGAATGATAGAAGACACGAGCAGATGCTACAGGCGATTAATCGTATCACAGATGACTTAAACTACCTGAAGGGTAGAATAAATAATACACCAAAGTAGATGGATAAACCACAGACAGCAAGAAGTTATAGGGCAACCGTGTTAGACGATAATGCGGTAGTATCTATCAACCTAAAATGGTTGGCTCAGATAGGTGCATTGTTGGCGATGTTAGTCTATGGTTATTGGAATATGGTCACACGCATAACTAATTTAGAACAAGAGGTGGCTGATGCTGATGCTCAAATAGCAGAATTGGTAGAGAAGCATATTAAAGAAGAAGAAGTTAGATATACTGAAATGGAAAAACAGCTTAAATTTTATGAAAAGGAATTCAATATAAATCCTCTGAGCTGGGGTAGAAAGAAAAAGAAAAACAGGTAACACCCACAAACAAATTGTTACAGTCATCGTATACTTTTGTTACAATAGACACCTAAAAACATCCTCAAAAAAGTTTGGTACAGTTCTTGTACTATATAGGTATAAACTAAATAGGAGAACTGAAATGTTCAAATCAATAATACGATATCTAAAGAGCACTAATGGTAACTCATTAGCTGAATTTGCAGTAACAACTGCTATGATGGCTACATTGGCTACCACTGCTGCACCTAAATTTTCTGGTGTTGGTGAAGGTGCTAAGGAAAAGAAAACATTAGCTGATATTGACAAGATTGTCAAATCTGCTAACAACTTTTATAACGCTAAAGTTACCGAAGAAGGTCGTGGAAGATTTCCAGGACAGACAAAGTATGATGCTGCTGTAGGTGGATATGCTTCTGATTCTTTACTACTTGCTGGTGTAGAAAACTTTACAACTTTTAGCTCTAATGAAGGACAAAATTGGGCTTCTGTATTCGGAACAACTACAGATGGTGCTAAAGCACCAGTTGGTCATAATATATCTACAGATGAAGATGATGATAAAGATGGATCATATGATGTATATACAGGTGCTGAGGAGTTCTTAAATGAGTTTGGTGGTAACCCAATCAAGACACCATTTCAGGATGGTCACTACATCTATGCGGTAATCGCTGGTGGTGGAAGTGGTTCATCTTCTTATTCACCCATTCTTTATGTTGCTGACTTAGAAAATCCAAGCAACTTTAAAAAGAAATTACAACCATAGGAGAACTAAAATGTTGAACCAGAAAGGATTTACATTAATCGAACTTATCATGGTTACAATTATTTTAGGTATCTTAGCTGCTGTTGCCATACCGAGATATATGACAACAGTTACAAAAGCCCATGAGGCTGCTGAAGATGCGGTAATTAACTCTATAAAAGCTGGTTTAGAAACTTATGCTGTCGAACAACTAATGGATAATGGTAGGAAATCATGGCCTACAAATCCATTCGATGCTCTAGACACCAAACCTGCTGGACACACCACAGACACAGATGATGCTGATGTTGATGGAGAGTGGACATACAATACCACTAGTAAGAAGATCACACATCAGAGAAGTGATAACACACGTGTGGCTTGGCAATACGATGAGGGAACACAATCAGGCGACAATGCTGCTGTGGGAACTCTAGGATCAAGAGCTAGTCTGTAGGAGTTAATAATGAAAAACTCTAACGGATTTACTCTGATAGAGTTGGTTGTAACCATCGCTTTAGTGGGGATATTGCTGGGAACGGCTATCCCCACTTTTCATAGGGTGGTTGCTGAAACTCAATCCCAAGTAAACATATCAAACATGGAAATAATAAAAGACACATTTCTACAGTATTATTACGACAATCACATGAGTGGTGATCCACATTTTCCACAAGTTCCATCTGATAGTTTGTTGAATACTACATATCGTCAGACGACCTTGGGTGATGGTAGAACGCCTGATATGTTGTTCAGTGGAGACTTACCTTACAACAGCAATAAGAAACCATTTTTATACTATTGGGATGATGATTCCTTAACAAAAAGAATTGTTGTAAAGGATAATGATTTAGATAGCCCATCATATAATCAAAAGGTAATTGGTGAAATATAACACTTGACTTTTATATATTTTTTCTGTATATTTATGAGTATGAAACTAATGGATATATTATTAGAAAGGGTGGATTTTCATCAAATAGCAACCGAGTTAGTGAAGAAAGCTGGGTTAAATTCAAAAGTAAAATTTACAAAAACAGGTAAAAACAAAGCAGATTATAATGTTGATCAAGACATAATCAACATTAAACCAACATCAAGATTTAAAGATTTTTTAGTTACAGTATTTCATGAAATAGATCATGCAAAAGATGCTCAACGGATGGGTAAGGAAAAGTATAAGAAAGCATACGAGATGGAAATGAACAAGGCAGTTCAAAGAGGCGAAGACCCACATGATGATAATTTTTATGAAAAGAAAGCAGAAAAGTTTGGTCGTAAGATGGCAAAAGATTACCTGAAGATAAACAGGAAAAATATTTATTGAAAAAATTAGGCTTGGATGCCTCTACAACAACGGTTGGTTATGCTTTTGTGGACGGCAAAGAAATAGTTACAATGGGATTTATACCCATTCAAAAAGAAGATACGATTCGAGATAAGGTTGAACTTACTATGAAGGAGATAACTGCGGTTGATCCCTTTAATCAAGTTGAACAGATATACATCGAGGATAGTTTATCTGGTTTTATGCGTGGTAGAACATCACAACAAACAATAGTAAAGTTAGCAAAGTTCAATGCTGTATTGGTTTACTGTTTAGAATTTGCCTATGGGGAGATTGTAAAGGGTGTGAATCCAATGACGGCTCGTAAAAAGTTATTCGGTAAATCTCGTGTAAAGGGTAAATCAGCAAAAGAATTTGTAAAAGAAGAAATAAATTGCTTGTATTCTTTAGACGAATATATTAAATTAACACCAACAGGATTGTGGGATAAAAGAAACATGGATAGTTATGATGCTTTAGTATGTGCTCTGTATGAGTGATAAAGTTGTAAATCTATTAGAAAGAGCATTAAACAGTAGAGGTAAGAAACTAACAAAACCAAATGAGTATATGTTTTACTCACCTTTTGTTAATCATTATAAACCAAAGCTACAGATTAATGTCTCTACACAGAAATGGCATTGTTGGGTTTCCAACATGGGTGGTCATTCTATATACTCTTTGTTTAAGAAACTTAATGTCAATAGAGAGTTATATGGTGAGCTAAAAGACATCTTTTTCGTACCTGAGACTACAGATGTAGAGAAGAAAGAAGTTGTTGTTTTGCCGAGGCATTACAAACCATTGTGGGTTAGGTCAAGATCTTTGTACCAAGGACATGCTCTAAAGTTTTTAACAGATCGTGGTATTACAAAATATGATATTAAAAAATATAAAATAGGTTTTTGCGAGGATGGTTTGTATCAGCACAGAGTGATTGTACCAAGTCATGATGAGAATGGTATATTGAATTACTTCGTAGGTAGGTCATACATGGAAAGTGGTATGAAATATAAGAATCCAAATGTATCTAAGGATGTGGTTGGATTTGATTATCACATAGCCTGGTCAAAACCAATTGTTTTATGTGAGGGTGTGTTTGATGCCATGACTATTCGTAGAAATGCCATACCGATGTTTGGTAAAAAACCATCAAAAAAATTATTAATGAAGATATTTCAGAAAAGATGTAAGACAATTTATATAGCATTGGATGACGATGCTAGAAAAGAAGCTTACATGTTAGGGGAATTTTTTAGTGACTTTGGTATAGATTCTAAGGTTGTGAATCTACCAAAGGATAAAGATCCGAATGACTTGGGATTTGAAAGGATGAGTGCTCTAATAGAACAGACACTATCCTCAAGTTTTTCAGACACAATACAGGCAAAGTTATATGGGTGATATAAAAAAGATAGCACACTTAGCTGATATTCATATCAGAAAACTACATAGATTCAACGAGTACAGAGATGTCTTTGACAATCTGTATAAAAAATTACGAGATATAAAACCTGATTTGATTTACATCGGTGGTGATGTTGTACATGGAAAATTAGATACATCACCTGAAGAAATCAGAATGGTTGCTGAGTTCTTCTTAAATCTAGCTGATATATCTGATCTGTTAGTGATACCTGGAAATCATGATTGTAATTTAAATAACAAATCACGAGAGGATGTGCTGTCTCCGATTGTTGATTTGGTTCAACAGATAAACCCAAGAATACACTTTTGGAAGAAAACAGGTGTGTATGAAATGGGAGGTTGTCATTTTGGTCACCTTTCTGTATTTGACATGACTAAGGATGGTAAACCAAATGCTAAAAATATACCACGAGCAAAAGACATAGATGGTGATCATAAGATTGGTATTTATCACGGTGGGGTCGGTAACTTCCAAGTTGACACTGGTTTGGTGATGAGTGATGAACATGTAAATGTTATTGACTTTGATGGTTATGATATGGTGTTGTTAGGTGATATACATAAGAGACAATTCTTAGATGATAAAGAAACCATAGCATATCCAGGTTCATTGATTCAACAGAATTTTGCTGAAGCACCTGAACATGGATTTTTACTATGGGATGTGAAGACACGTAAGTCTGAATTTATACAAGTGGAAAATGAACATGGATTTAAAACTGTAATTGTTGAAGATGGTAAGATAAAAAGTCGAATGAGGTTTGTACCCAAGTATGGTAATATAAAGATAAAACATAAAGATACCACTGCCGAACAATTAAGATTAATCGAATTAAATCTTCGTAAAAAATATACCGATATAAAATCAATAGTCACAGAAAAAATAGATTCTATAGAAGGTCACTTAAACGAAAGCAAAACTAAAATATCTATCGAAGATATACATGATTTAAAGGTGCAGAATAAACTAATTGAAAAATTAGCAAAAGTGGAGCAACCAAATATAGATGATAAGACTTTACAAAGAATATTTGATATAAATGAATTAACAAATTCTTCTATTGGGATGAAAAATGAATTACCAAGAAATGTAGATTGGAAGCTAAAATACATTGAGTTTGACAACATGTTTAGCTATGGTAAAAACAATAGAATAGATTTTACAAAACTAAATGGTGTGGTTGGTGTGGTTGCTCCAAATCACAGTGGTAAATCAGCATTGATTGACATTATAGCTTATACATTATTTGATGTATGTAGTAGAACTATCAGAGCTGTTGAAGTATTGAATAATGAATCTAAATATTTTGAGGTAAAATTATCTCTAGAGGTAAATGGTGAGGATTATATTATTCATCGAGTTGGTAATTTAAAGATCAAGACAAAACGAGCTACTGGTGAAGTTCGTAAATTATGTCCTGTTTCTGTAAAGTTTTATATGGAAGAGAATGGTGAGTTGATTGACCTTAGTGGAGCAGCTCGTAATAATTCACAGTATGGCAGTGGTACAAATGAAGAGATAAGAAAGATACTCGGAACATTTGATGATTTTATTTTAACATCATTATCATTACAGAACAATGGTCAGAACTTTATTGATAAGAAACAGGCTGAAAGAAAAAAAATTCTGAGTCAGTTCATGGGTATTGATTTGTTTGATAAGTTGTTTGATGTTGCAAAACATGATGTAGCTGATGAACGAGCATATTTACGAAAGGTAAAAGACAAGGATGTATTCGGTCAACTATCTAAATTACAAAAAGAATTACAAGGGTATGAAGAATCAAAAGAAAAGCTTGATAAAGAAGTAGAACCATTTGAAGTTGAGATAAATGAGTTAGAGGAACAGATTGACAACCTAAAATCAAAACTAAAGTATGTTCCGAGTGGTGTGGATGAAGTTGATGAAAATATCGAGATAGAAAAGGAACAAGAGCTGGAAAGACAGCAACAACTATTGGAATCCGAAGAAGAATATAGAGAAGATATTCGACCATTGTATAATAATATCTACAACAAAATAAAAGAATTTGACGAAGATGAGTTAGAGAATAATTATAAGAAATACAAAAAAACAAAAGAAGATTTGACAAAGATTGAGGCTGATGTCAATGTAAAAGAAACTCAGATAAAACATTTAAAGGAATCTCTAGAAGAAGCAAAAGAACATGAGTTCGATGAGGATTGTGAGTATTGTGTGAAGAATAGTCAATGGCATATTGAGAAAACAAAATCATTAACAAAAGAGATAACAGATTGTAAATTAGATCTACAAAAAATCTTATCTGATAAACATAATCTAGAAAAGGATATTGAAAGTTTTGGTGATATAAATCGTGATAGGTCTAGATATCAAGAGTTAAAAGAAGATTTAAAACAAGTTGAAAATGATGCATACAAAACACAGGCTAAGATGAAAGAATTAGAAGCATTGGTGTTGAGTTTAGAAAAAGATTTGGAGAAGATTTACGAACAAAATAAATTATACGAGGAGTATCAATCTGCTCTAGAGTTCAATGATAAGATCAATGATAAGATAGAAGTATTACAATCAACATTGGATAAAAGTAAGAGTTCATATGATATCGTTATCAGAGGTATACAGACTATAGAAAATCACATATTGGTAAATAAAACAAACAAAAAGAATTTAGATAGCGAAATCAAAGATTTAGTGGATGCCGAACAAAAGGTATTGGATTATGAACTATATCTTAGATTAGTCAGTTCAGATGGTATTCCAAGATTGATTATTAATGATGCCCTACCTGTCATTGAGAATGAAGTGAATACTGTATTGGATCATATGATGGCTGGATTTCATTTAGGCATAACAAACGAAGATAAGAATATAAATCTATATATACGGTACGACAATCAAGAATGGCCATTATCTCTCTCATCGGGTATGGAAAAGTTCGTATCTTCTCTCGCACTTCGTGTTGGTTTGATCAATGTTTCTAACCTACCAAGTCCTAATTTTCTCGTTATAGATGAGGGTTTTGGTACATTGGATACTGATAATCTCTCAAACATGAAGGGTGCTTTTGATTACTTGAAGACAAGATTTGATTCGGTTTTTATAATCTCTCATTTAGATACCATAAAAGACTTTATGGATTATCTATTACCCATCAATAAAACAGACAAACACTCAAATGTGACCTATATTTGACATAATCGAGATTCCTAAATATTTATATTTATATAGGAATCGATATGCCAATACAAGATAATTATACACAGCGACTAGGACTGGCAGAACTAGATGTTTTTTTAGATACGCCGGACAATAGTAATAGATATTTTAATATCATCAACTTACCACAAATTGCTGGGTATGGTAAATATTCCTTTCAAATATCCTATAACGATCCTGATGATACTGATTTATTATTAAAACAAGGTTCTGGTATTTTATTCGAATTTGTTGATGCCAATGGTGAAACTATATTTTCAGAATTATCAGATATACCAGATGCCAGTGGTGCCGCATCGGGTTATTTTTGGATAAAAAAAGATCCACTCTGGCTAGCTGGCGAAATAGCTGATGGGCCGGCTACTTTATATATTGTAGGGGAACTAGACAATGTACCTGAAGAGTTCGAAGGTACATATAATGTTAGGACTGCCTTTACTTTCGATATAAGAAAATCACAACCAAATATTTCGAGAATTTTATTTCATGATGTTCCGGCATTAGAGCAAAGTTCTAGTATTAATGGTCAGATTCAAGAATTTGATAGAGGTAGTTCAACTTTTGCCAGAGGATATATTGAAGTCAGTGCCTCTCATATGGAAACTCATGGTGGTCAGGTAAACTTCATTGAGTTATCTTATCTAGAATCTGGTAGTAGGACAGAAGAATTTACACCATTGGCAGAGTATCCGTTACGTGGTTCGTCATCAAGATATGAATTGGATGATACTGGTTCTATTGATGGATTGAATCCGATATCACATGTATTCAGAATGCCTGTCCCTCGTGATTTTCGTAGAGACAGTGAAGTAAAATTTAAATTAAAATTTTTAGATGCTAATAAATCACCAGCAAAATATTATGATGAGATTAAAAATGATCAAGTTATAGAAATAACATCTTCTTTTATAACAGTAAGTGGAACGCCTTTTATTATTGAAAATGAAGATAATTTACTCAAGGGTTCGATGTTTACTGGTCAAGCTGTTGGCAAGGGATTTGAAACATCCGGTAAAAGCAGTGCATTTATGAAAACAGTAGATTACACTGGTTTCAAATCCGCTAGTCTAGGTATAGGTAGTCCTGGTGTAATGTTCTTTAGTGGTTCTGTGTTGACATCGAGTGGTGACAATTATCAAGGGGTTGGATTAGAATTATTTGCTAACACAGAAAGTTTTTTAAGATTTAGATCAGACCCATCAGAATTAGATATCAAAACAAAAGCATTTTTTGTAGGTTCAGAAACAACTCAATTTATCAGTGCATCTGGTGGAACAATAGAGATAAGTTCTAGTAATTTTCATTTAGAACCTAGTGGTGATGTCACCATGACCGGAACAATTGAAGCCGCTGATGGTAAAATAGGTGGGTTTCATATATCAGAGTCTAGAATAAATTCTGAAAATGAAAAAATAATATTTAAATCAAGTGGACAGATATCAGCTTCTTCATTGTTGTTAGCATCGGGTTCATTTATTGTAGATCCTGATAATCTTTCAAGATTTGGTCAAGATGGTTTTCAAAGTTTTGTCATGGCTGAAAATACTGGTGTAATCATACAGACAAGTAATTTTAATCTTAACACTGCTAGATTTATTATCAGTTCAAGTGATGTTGGTGTCATGGCTGTTGGTTCAACACCGCCTGTAGCTCATAACAGTGGAACTGGCTTTTATGTAGATGGTGATGGTAATTTTCTTGTAGGAAAATCCACAGGTCCTAGATTACAATTCGATGGTTTTCAAACTACAATAAGTTCATCTAATTTCTTTCTTGGTTCAGATGCTCAATTTGTAAGTGGTAGTAACGGGAATATTGAGATAAGTTCTAGTAATTTTCATCTAGATGCTGCTGGAAATGTTATAATGGCTGGAACTATAACAGCAAATGCTGGAACCATAGGAGGGTTTAATATAACTAATAATGCCTTATCCTCTGATAATTTTTTCATCAGTGGTGCCGCCACAGGTGCTGAATTATTTATATCATCATCTGGTTTTTCTGTAGATGCTCAAGGTGTGGTTAGTGCGTCTGATTTATCATTACAAGGTGGAGATGTTGGTGGTTTGTCTGTTGCTGAGGGAACTGTATCTGTTGGTGAAATACTAAAACTAAAAGATAGTGGACAGATTACAGGTTCACAAGTTTTGTTTACTGGTGGAAAAATCAGTGGTTCTGCTTTAGATATAATTGTTCCTAAATTCTTTTTAGGTAGTGAAGAACAATTTGTAAGTGGTTCAAACGGTAATATTGAAATAAGTAGTTCTGATTTTCATCTAGATAAAGATGGAAGTGTAAACATGTCAGGTACTATTACAGCAACTGCTGGAGCAATTGGTGGATTTGGTATTAGCTCAAATGCTATAAGTAGTTCAAATAATAATTTAATACTAAAAGATAGTGGTCAAATAACTGGTTCAACAGCATTATTTACTGGTGGAAAAATTGCTGGATGGACTATAAGTGGTACAACTTTAGTTGGAAATAATGCGACACTTGATGGTGCTGGTTCTGCTTTATTTAAATCCGATGCGGGTCCTGATACAGATAATAGTGCTCCTTTTGATGAAGCACGAAATGAATTTTACATAGATTTTTCTCCATCCGATCAAAGTAACACACGAAACTTTTTTGTAAAGTTTGGTCCTAATTTTATGGTGGATAGTGATGGTATATTGATAGCCAGTGGTGCTACTTTTGCTGGAACTATAACTGCCAGTGCAGGTTTGATTGGGGGATTTGTAACAGACAGTTCATCTTTTCATGATAATAGCAATAATATTTTTATAAGTGGTAGTCCAAAGATAGGTGGAAATCATCATCCATCTTTTATGTTTATATCAAGCTCAAACTTTAATGTAAAACAAAGTGGGGATATAACAGGATCATCTGCTCTATTTGATGGTATTATAAATGTTACAGGAACAGGTCAGATTGCTGGATTTGGTATAACCCAAACTGCTATTTCAAGCTCAAACGATAAACTGATATTAAAATCGAGTGGTCAGATTACTGGTTCTGATGTTTTATTTAGTGGCGGTAAGATTGGTGGTTTTACTTTAGGAACAAATACATTTACAGCAACAAATTTTGAACTTGATCCGAGTGGAAAGAGGATAACACTTGGTAGTGGAAATAGTATTTTTATTGCTGATGGTGACGAAGGAATACAATTAGGTCATGCTACATTTGCTGATGCTCCTTTTAGTGTTACGACTGCAGGTGTGTTAAAGGCTACAAGTGGAACGATTGGTGGATTTACATTAAGTACAAACGAATTAACTGCTACTAACTTTGAATTAAATCCAAGTCAAAAAAGAATTACATTAGGAAGTAGTAATGATATCTTTATTGCTGATGGTGATGAAGGTATTCAGTTAGGTCATGCTACATTTAATAGTGCTCCATTTAGTGTTACTAAAGCTGGATTCTTACATGCTGCCGCTGGTAGGATAGGTGGTTTTGGTATAAGTTCAAATTCGATTACCAGTTCTAATGATAATTTAATATTAAAGGATAGTGGACAAATAACAGGATCTACAGTTCTGTTTACTGGTGGAAAGATAGGTGGTTTTACAATCGATGCTGATGAAATTAAATCTACAAATCTATTATTAGATTCTAATAATGAAAAGATAACTGTTGGTAGTGCAAACGCCATTACAATACAAGGTGGTGGCACAGATAATTTTATTGTGATGGGAAGTAAAACTGCTTTTGCCCAAACATCCACTGCTGGTGTGATATTGGGTATGGATAATAATGTCCCATCCTTTGATCTAACTAGAAATTCTACAAATTATGTTAGGTTTGATACATCGACTGGTGTTGATATTAAAACCGATACATTCAAATTAGATACAGCAACATTAGACATAGATTCATCAACAAGTAGAATACAAGTTGTGGATGGTTCTTCAAATGAGGTTGTAAGATTAGGTGAAATATCCGACAGTGCTTCAGATTTATTTGGTTTAAAGGTTTACGATGGAAGTGGCACTGCTGATGCCAACACATTAGTAAAACTTGGTGGTGAAGGTAATACCATTGGTGGTTGGACAATTACAAATGATCAGATAAGATCCCTAAATCTTGTTATACATTCAAGTGGTAGATTAGAAACTGCTGATTTCGCCAGTGGTGTTAAGGGGTGGAGGATATCTTCTGAAGGTAATGGTGAAGCTGAATTTGAAAATGCTACAATTCGTGGAACTCTTTCAACTGCCGTATTTGAAAAAGAAACTGTAAACGCCGTAGGTGGTCAGTTGTATGTTGCCAACTCAACAGCACTTACAGGATCAGGTCAGATATCTGCAAGTTTTGACACAATGAGTGTCGTTAATGTAAGCGGATTTGCACAAGGTGAAATATTAAGTTTAAAGAAAGTAAGTGATACGGGTTTTACCACAGAATATGTTTTAGTCAATAGTTCTTCTAGAGACGATAAATCAAGTGATACAAATTTTTCTGGTAAATTAAATGTGACTCGTGGATACGGATCAGGTGTTACTGGCGATAGTGGTTCGTTAGGTGGTTCTCCTAACAATGCTCAATCCTATGAACCTGGTCAAGTAATAGTATCAACCGGTAAAGTTGGAACTGGTTACATAAGATTAAATGCTAATCCAAATGATCAAGCCACACCTTTCATGGATATTGTAGAAAGAACTGGTAGTGGAATATATGATATAGAACTAAAAACAAGGGTGGGAGATCTTAGTGGTTTAAGTAGTGGTTTACTATTTGGAGAATCAAATCCAGGATTTGGTATCTTTACTGGTAATGGTTTTTTCAGTGGGGGAATAACTGCTACAACTGGTTCATTTACAGGTGCTGTTCACATTAACACCTCTGCTTCTGAGATAATGAAACTCGGTACGAATGTTAGTGGAACTGATGATGGTATCTTTGTAAATAACAATAACTTTCTTTTCACTGATGGTCGGTTTAAGACAGGTAATGCAACCAACTTTATTTCACATGATGGTGCTGGAGCAGTAGAAATATCATCACAAAATTTTACTCTAAAGGGTGGAACAAAATTATTAATGACTTCTGAAAGTTTAGCCTTTGATACTTCAAATGCTTCAACTGCTACGAGAACTGCTGGAACTGGTGTTTTTATGGATGTCGATGGTAATTTTAGAGTTGGTAATGCCAGTGGTAATAGACTTACATTTGCAGGCTCATCATTAGAATTAGTAACTACTGATCTTAATATAGATACTTCTACATTTGATGTATCTACTGATAATGGTGGAAAGATTGCTATGGGAGCTACACCACCAACAAGTATAACCAGTGGAACTGGTATTTTTATGAGTGGTAGTGGTGAGTTCTTAGCTGGAAATGCCAGTGGAAATCACATAAAATTTGATGGAACGAATGTTCAAGTTGCCGGTCAAATAACAATTTCTGCTGGTTCTACATCAGAAGTTGATTTTGGTGCTGGTGCAGCTGCTTCTGCAAGTGCTGCTTCAGCAAGTGCTGCCACTGCTCAATCCTCTGCAAGTGCAGCACAAACTTTAGCAAGTGAAGCATCGGCATCGGCTGCCGTAGCGTCTAGTTCAGCAGCGACTGCGACTGCTGCTGCCTCGACTGCTCAATCTGCTATTGATACTATGGAAACTCAAGTTGTATTAACCAACGAGGGGATGTCATTAAGAGCTGTTAATGATGCAGGAAACCCCAATTTAAATGGACAGGATGTGGTTCAGGTTGGGACAACTACAAAGTTTTTTGATGGTGTGGATGATACCGATGCCAATCAAAAACTTAGATTAAACACCGATGGTGTGTTTGCTTTTGCCAACACCACACAATCATTTGCGAGATTTTTTAGTGAGGGTGTTCAGATAGTATCGGGTGGAGTTGAAAGAGCTAAATTTGCTGGTACAACCACAATAGGTAATACTGCTTTTGAACATGTTGAGATAACAAGTGCTTCTTTAAAACTAAAAGGTGGGGAAAACGGAAGCATAACTAGATTATCCATGGATGCTGATGGTATGCAAATTGGTTCAGTATCAAATGGTATAACTCTAAATGCAAGTGGTGACGCTACATTTAATGGTGCGATTACGATATCACCAAGTGATTTACCTGATGGAACTGTTAGTGGTTCAGCTCAGTTAGCCGATGCTATCAGTGGTTCTGCAAATCAAATATCAGCATCTGCTGCTGCTCAAGCAACACAAGTAGTCTTAGACTCAAACGGAATGTCTCTGAAGAGTCAAGACACAAGTAAGACATTAGCTAGTTTTGGAACAACGGTTACAATTGGTGAAAATGCTGATGATAAATCAAGAGTTTTTATAGATAATGATTCTGTTGATCTTATCGTAGATTCAGGTGGAACAGATACGACTTTTGCTTCATTTGGTGCTACAACTACTGTTGGTAATGCTAGTGCTGAACATGTAAGTATAGATAGTGATTCTGTTGATATCATACAAGATGCTAACAATAAAGCCGTGGTAAATGCTAGTGGATTGACAATTACACAAGGGGGTAACAATGTTGCGACTTTTGGTTCAACTGCTAGAATGGGACAGACATCAGCAGAACATATTTTAGTTGATTCAACAGGATTATTATTAAAAGATAACACAGATGTTATTGGCAAATTTGTTCAAGGTGGTGCTACACTAGGTAAAACCGGTGGGGCTCATATTTCTGCTTCTACAACTGATGTAAGTATTATTAGAAATAATAATAATAAAGCAATTGTTGATGCTGATGGTTTAACTATAACACAAAGTGGAGCTGGAGTTGCTAAATTTGCTTCTACAACAACTATAGGAGAGACTTCTACTGAACATGTAGAAATTACATCTACATCATTTAAATTAAAAGATGGTTCAACAGATAGATTGATTATGAATTCTGATGGTATTAGTATTGGAAATCAATTCTCTGTAGATTCGGATGGTGATGCCACATTCGGTGGAACACTTACTATCGGCAATATAGTTTCGAGTTCTGCTCAACTTGCTGATGCTATTAGTGGTTCATCAAATGCTTTCTCTGCTTCAGCTGCGGCTAGTATAGCTCAGACAGCAGTCGATTCTGCTTCAGTTGCTTCTGCTGTACAAATAACCAGTGATGGATTAAATATTCTAAGAGCTGATAATGGAAGTGAACTTGCTTCTTATGGTGCGACCACAACAATAGGAAGTACAAGTGCAGAACATATATCAATTAGTAGTGATGCCATTGAAATAAAAACCAATGCAAATACCACAGTATTATCTGCTTCATCTGCTGGATTAGATATGGCTGGTACGATTAAAGCCAGTGGTGGTACAATCGGTGGTTTTAATATTGGAACTGATTTAGATTCTAGTGCAGGAACATTAAAACTCAAAGGTGCTACAGGACAAATAACTGCTTCAGATGCTCAAATAACAGGTAAGATAATTGCTACTACTGGTACAATTGGTGGTTTCAATATTGGAAGTGATTTGGGATCAAGTGGTGGAACATTAAATTTAAAAGGTAGTTCTGGTCAAATCACAGGTTCTAATGTATTATTCAGTGGTGGGGATATTGGTGGATTCATACTCTCGGACGACAAATTTATAGGTCAGATATCAAATGCTAAAACATTCACTATCGACAGTGGTCAAAGCGCTGATTTACAGTATGATGGTAATGATGCCTCAGGAATAATATATGGACCCAAGAGTTCTCATGATCTAGGTACTGGTGTGAATTTTACTGGTAGTGCTTGGGTTATGTCTGATGCAGGTGGAGCAAATGAAGGTATATTTTTTAGAGCAGGTGTCAAAGATACATTTGTTAAATTATCAACCACCGGTGGTGAGGACAATGGTGTATTAGCAATAAGTTCATCAAATTTTTCGATAGACAACAGTGGTAATGTTACGATGGCTGGAACTGTTACTGCCGATGGTGGTTCTATAGGTGGATTTACCATCAATGGTAGTCAATTAACAGGAAGTTCAGGTGCGATTCTTGCTACTGCTGCAAGTGGTGATAGAGCCGTATTTGATGGAACAAATAATGACTTGAGATTTTATGAATCTGGTAAAGGTGGTACATCAACATCATTGAAATTAGGAAAATTCGGACAGTTAACATTTGGAACTGCTGGTAGTGTTGTAAATCAATATGGTATAATTCTAAGTGGTTCTAGTTTTAATGTGAGTAAATTTAGTGTAACTAATCCTGATGTAACTGAGAACTTAGATTTTACTGGTGTTCCGAATACTTTTCAAACCAATATTTCTAATATAAGTTCAACACTTGATATGGGATCAGCTAGAGACGTGTTCAGAGGAAGAGCTGGAGCCGTCTTCACTGCAAAAACTGGTCTAGCATCAGACCTAACCACAACAGGTTTGCTTGCTGGTATGATGGGACAAATAGAAGATGACAATTTACGTTGGGACATGTCTGCTGGTGGTTTTTTCGTAAGTTCTGAAGATAGAGCTCTAATAGATGCTGATGAAGGTGGTGGTGTTGGAGATGGAAGTTGGGCTCTGGCAACAGTTGGTAGAGTCATGATGACTGGTAGTAATGGTTCTGGTTTCAGTGCTGCTTCCATGCCACCGACATTAACAGTTGGTGGACCTGGTGGTAAAAGTATTCAAGCCGATGGATTAGTGGTTATGAAAGCAGATGCAACTGTTGATGGAGCATTATCAGTTGGTGGAACTATAAGTGGAAGTCTGATTCGTAGTTCTGGCGATGTTGTTGCTTTCCATTCATCAGATAAGAGACTAAAAGATAATATAAGAACAATAGAAGAACCTATATATAAATTAAGACAACTAAAGGGTGTTGAATATGAGTGGAATAATAAACAAGATACATATCCAAGTGGTTCATTAGATAGTGGTATTATAGCACAGGATGTACAAAAAGTTCTACCACAATTAGTAAAGGAAAAAGAAGATGGGTATCTCGGTGTTCGACATGATAGATTAGTCGGTCTATTAGTTGAAGCCATAAAAGACCAACAAGATCAAATAGATGAGATGAAAGAACAAATCAAGGAGTTGAAAGATGGCAGTTCCTAGTAGTGGTGAATTATCTTTATTAGGTATAAAAAGAGAATTGGAAAATAATAATTATAATTTAAGTTTCAGTTACACGAATATCTCTTTAGAGGATTTATCCGATGGTACGGTAGCTACGATAAATACATCAAATAATTCTTCGGATAGACCCGATGGTTCTGCTCCTCATGCTATGTCTGAGTTTTATAATTATGACCACGATTTGTCTGGTCTTGGAGATGCGAGTGGACTTGCTGTTCAATCTCAAACGACCACTGCTGTAACTTTTGTATATACCGAAGGGGCTAATTCAGATCGTACAATAGTAAAATTAACTAATTATAATGGTAGTACAAGTGGCTTACCCGCAACACTGAATATAAATGGATTCGGTGGTAGTTTTCCCAATCAATTTCAAAATGTTGATGGTAGTGGTACAAGCACTTTTACAGTAACAGGAGGAACTAGCACTTTTTTCTTGGGTGGAACTGCTGCAAATGTCACTTTATCTGCTAATGATTTTGTTAAGGTAAAGGTTCAGTCAAGTGATGGTAGTAGTACAGGAACTCTAACTGGTGAAGTTACTGGATTTACTTTACCAGGTGTACCAACAAGTTTAGGTACAACCAATATTAGTTCTCATGCTATGACCATAGGTTGGACTGCTCCAACGGGTGGGGTAAATGCTTCTAATGGATACAGATATTATCATGGAACTAACTCCACTGCTACAAATAATTCAGCCGTTGATACTGGTAATACGTCAGTAGCACTTACTGGTTTAGATGCAAACACAACTTATTATTGGACTGTTCAAGCAAAAGGGGATGGTGGTGATTTCGGTTCAACTGCTACTCAAGTTGCCATATCAACCGCGCCAGATTCAGTTGGAACTATTACTGCCATACCTAATATAAATAGTATAACTCTTAGTTGGTCATCGACTCCAGCTGGAACAAGTGAATATAGAGTTTATTTCGGAACGAATTCTACAGTAACAAGTAATGCTACATCTACTGTAGCTTCTTCCAAAACTGCTGCTACCTTTACAAGTTTAACTCAATCAACAACACATTACTTTGGTGTTCAACCTCGAAATTCAGATGGAAATTATGGTGATATTGTAACGGGTAATGCAACCACACTTGCACCAACAACTTATACTCATCATGTGGGATCGACTTCAAGAGGTTTTAGTGCTATAGCTCTAACAACTTATACGACAACTCATACAGGTGTGGGTTCAGGCACTTCATCTCTAAGTGACATGATTAGAGTTACGATTGCGAATGGTAATGCCGATGCAGTAACAATCACCACGGATAATCCTACTCCTGCTCTTGGAACTTTTGAATTTCTTGCTTCTGCCACTGAGGGTGATGTGGTAGGTCCTAGCCCATCAGGTACATTTCAAGCTTTAACCCATAGTTTTAATGTAGGAAATTGGAGTCAAGGTGGTGTTACTGCTTATTTCTTCAGATTAAAATGGAATCATGGTACACTGCCTGGTTTTGGAACGCAACAAACATCAACTACAGTACGAATCACCACTACAAATACAGGTGCGTCACCAGTATCTGGTTTTCTTGATCTAGTAATAAAGGCTTCAGCATAATGGCAACTTTAGTAAAAACAGGAATAGGTGATGGACAAACTCTAACACCAGTAATCATAACTGAACTATATGATGCTTTTACTGGTGACAAGTTATTTGATAATATCATTATAAATAACAGTATGAAAGTTACTCATGATGGTAAGGTTGCCATAGGACCACCTGGTTCTGATAAAAATACCCCACATCAATTGAATGTCGAAGGAACACTTCAAGCAGATATAGGTAGATTTACAGAATTGATAGTAACGAGTCAATCATTCGTTACATCGTCTAATTTGGTTATAAGTGGTTCTAATATATTTGGTACAGTAGCAACAGATTTACATATATTTACTGGATCTTTACAAGTAAGTGGAAGTGAAAATTTTGATAATTATTTTCTGAATAATGTTGCCATAGGTAAACAAGAAAATACACATAATATATTCGAAGTTCAAGGTAGTACGACAATATCGAATGCTATCACTGCCAGTGATTTGACCATATCGAACAGTGGTTCATTTGCATATGTAAAAATTAGTGGTGATTTGGAAGTTGATGGTGACACAACGATTGGTGGTAATCTTACATTTGGTAATGCTCCTACTGATAATATTTCATTTGCTGCTGATATCGATTCTAATTTTATACCAGATGATAATGCTACATTTAATTTAGGAAGTTTTGCTCAACAATGGAATAAATTATTTATAACAGATATACAGGCTAATGCTTTAGCTGTTACTAGTTCTGTTTTAACTATTGATAGCAGTGGTAATATTAGTTCTAGTATTTCGGCTACAGGTTCATTTGGTTCACTTGTTACACCTGGCATATTAACAGTCGGTGGTTCTACGACAATTGGTGGGACATTAGATGTAACTGGTGTAATTAGTTCAAGTGGTGATGTTAATTTTGCGGGAACTGCCTCGTTTGGTAAAATAAATATTACAGATACCATATCGATCAATACTGCGTCAATCGATAGTTTAAATGTATCTACCTTACAGATAAATAATCTAACTGGTTCTGTTGATAAAGTATTAGTAACTGATGCCAACAACAATCTTAGGTTTGATTTTGCTGATAGAACATCAATAGTTGGTAAAAATTTAACTGGCACTACTATTAGCGCTGGGACACCGATAGTCGTAAGTAGTTTTGTAGGAACTGATGTGTATGGTGTACAGCCAGCAAGAAATGACATAGAGGCTAGAAGTCCGGCAATAGGAATTGCACAGGAAGATATAGGGGTTGCTGGGACAGGTGATGTTATATTAAGTGGTTTAGTTAGAAGTTCTCAACTAGATACCTCTGCTTTTTCAGTTGGAGATGATTTATTTCTTGGTGTATCTCAATTACAAAACACAAAACCTACTGGTGCTGGCGTAGAGATCCAATTGATTGGGAGTGTTCTCAGATCATCTGCCACAGATGGTGAGATATTGTTATTATCTGGCGGTGGCGGTGGTTCATTAGAAGTATTAAACATAGATCATATATTCGTAGGTTCAGGTTCAGTAACAGAAAATCTACATTTATCTGGTGCATTAAATAGAGCTACTTTAGACAACGTTACGGCAACTGGTACAGGCTCTTTCGGACATCTAGTCATTAGTGGTAATGTTACAGCTAGTGGGGTGATAAGAGCTGATGCTTTCGAGTCTGTAACCGAAGGAAGTGCTATTGATTTTCAAGATTCACTAGCCGTATCTGGTAGTATTACGGCACAAGGAAATGTAAGTTCATCACTATCATCAACGGCTTCGTTTGGTTTATTGAATTTAAGTGGTATTGAAATAAATCCTGATGGAGTTCAAAGAGATCAAGTATTAAAATTTAACGGAACAGATTTTGTTCCAGCAGCACCTGATGAAACTTTTGTTTTTACAATTGCCGATTTCGATACTAATGATGGTACAACTCCACAATTAATAGGAACTGGTTCTTGGAAAGCCGCGGGTGCCCTTACATTTACGGCAACTTATAATAATGGACCACCTGATGGACATAGTGGTGGTTCTGAAGGTGCTCCTAAGATAACCTCTATAATAGATGGTGTGACTAGTGGTTCAGATATGTTTCCGTTGAGTTCTAGTTTTTCAACCGGAACAAATAATAGAGCCATACTGTTCCCACCAAACAGTAGTGATGATATAAGATTTAGATTATTTGCTTCTGCTGGTAGCGATACAGATAATGATTTTTCAGACCAACGGGTATTCTTTTTTAATCAATTTGTATTCGGTGATTCGAGTAAAAGTGGTAGTTTTAATCAAGCTGATATAAGAGCATTGGCTTCTGCAAATACAATCACCACCAATGATACAACAAGAACTATTTCGGTATCAATCGGTGCCTCTAATTATTTGAACTTTGCTCATAGAACCGGTGATACAAATGTTACACAAGTATTTTGTGGTAATGATCCGAATCGACTTACAGTTGCCATGGATATAACCGATGCTACAACTAGAATACCAAAAAGAGAAACAGTCAGTTATATCAATACTGCTGGAAAGACAGAAAACTTTTTTGTGTATTCAAGTAAAGAGCAGAATATAGATGCACACTCTACAACTTTTGTGACAAGTACATCATCTCAGATAAAAAATTATACTTATTTTGGAACAGGTTCTTCTTGGACTAACAATGAAGCAAGCATCGAAGCACTTACTAACAAAACTACGACCATAGATGATGGATCAATTACAGGCAATACTTTAGCTATCGGAACATTTATCAGTAAATTTGTGATTGTAGCTATTCCAAATCGCTATGGAGATAATAATGTGGATTATCAGTTCAAAGATAATTCTACAAATCTTCCATTTGATTTTACTCAACAATCAGATGTAACAGTTACCAATGCTGTGGGATTTCAAGAAGACTATAGTGTGTATAGATCAACTAATTTATTAACAATGACGAACGCTACAGTTCTGATAGATACGGTGTAAGATCATGGGTGTAAAAGTAACAGGACAATTTGAACCAGCTGGTGAATTTTCAATAGTAGATGCTAAGGATGTATCAGGTAATATAACAAGTAGTAATATTCAATTATCTGGTAACATAAGTGGTTCAACTACTTCGACTGGTTCATTTGGTAGATTAGAAATTATCGGTAATTCTGTTCTAGGTGGAGATTTAGACTTAACTGGTAATATAACCATTGGAGATTCTGATACAGACTCATTGACAATAACAGCAGATCTAACATCAAACCTCATACCCAATGCTGATTCAACATTTAATTTAGGGAGCCCGACTAAAAATTGGAAAGAAGGATATATTGAAGAATTATCCTCTACCAATATAACTGCGAGTGGAAACATAAGTGGTTCTGGCATATCAACGGGCTCCCTAGCCCATTTACACGTAACTAACAACATTGGTGTGGGCACACTAAGTCCATTAGCAACTGTTCACATAAGTGCTTCCGATGGTATAATAATACCTGTGGGAACTACATCACAGAGAAGTGGAGATGCTGTTAGGGGTGAGATAAGATTTAATACTGAGATTCAAACCTATGAAGGATATGATGGTAATAATTGGGGTTCATTGGGTGGAATGACTGATGTTGATAAAGATACACTTATAACTGCTGAAAATTCTGCTGGTGAGGATAATGATGAACTCAAATTCTTTACCGCTGGTGTTGAAAGATTAAGAATATTTGCTGATGGTCATATCAGTGCAAGTGGAAATATCACTGCAAGTGGGAATATCATTGGAACAAATTTAGTAGCTGATAGTTCTTCATTTAGTGCTAGAGTAACTGCTGTCACATCAAGTATATCAGAATTAAAAACAGATAGTGGTAGTTTTTCATTAAGAAATACAAACCTTGAAACGACAGCAAGTGCCATAATAAATAATTTTGATCAAGTTCAAAGTTTGGGTAAAACTGATAGTGTTGATTTCAACAATATCACAACAACTGGTAATGTGAGTGGTTCAATGACTTCAACGGGTTCATTTGGTAGAACTATTGCCCAAAGTGGTCGATATTCTGATTTACAAGTTACTGATGATTTGACAGTAACAGATGATGCTGGTATTGGTGGTGTACTTACAGCAACTGGTGGAACTAAATTAGGTAATGCTTTATCCGATATCCATGAAGTTACAGGATCTTTGACTGTGACAAGTAATAATTTAACCGTTGAGAGTAATGGTTCGATAAGTAGCTCTTTGACATCCACTGGTTCATTTGGAATGATAAAAAAAGATGGATTAGATATACGAGAGCATTTTAGTAGAAATTTAGCGGAAGCATTTGAATTAGATTCAAATGGAGATTTTCAACCATCACCTATGAATAAATACATAGTTGATACCAGATGGGACTTAGATGATAATGGAGATTTACAAATGCGGGAAAGAGAACTATGGACTTTATTTCCTGATGATTATTTCTCAGATTAGTCGATATTTATCTATATACCATCAATGTAACTAGAATGAGAAATTATGTCAACTAGAAATTTTGTACCAAGAAGTGGTTCTGAGGGGCAGATCGGAACATCAGCAAAACCATGGGGGGTGGTTGTTGCGGATATAGGTCACTTTGCTACCGTAAGTGGAAGTATAAGTGGCTCTGTAGTTTCAACAGGTTCTTTTGGTAGGTTAGAAATAGCTGGAGATTCGAGCCTTACCGGTGATGTCTCGATAGGTGGAAACATCAACATAGGAGATGCCGATACAGATTCTCTTACAATTGCTGCAGACCTTACATCTAATCTGATTCCAAATGTAGATTCGACATTTAATATAGGATCAACTGCAAAGAATTGGAAGATAGGTCATATAGAACAAGTATCATCCACAAATCTTACTGCTTCTGCTGATATCAGTTCGAGTGGAAATATTTTTGGAACAAATTTATTAGCAGATAGTGCTTCATTTAGCACAAGAATAACTACCGATAGTTCTTCTATTAGTACAAGATTGACGACTGAAGAAGCAAATGTCGATGCTCTACAAGTAGACAGTGCAAGTTTTTCAACAAGAATAACTAATCTAAAAACAGATTCAGGTAGTTTTTCTACGAGGGTAACAAATCTAAAATCAGATTCAGGAAGTTTTTCTGATAGAGTTACATTATCAGAAGCATCAGGTAGTGCGATCTTAGAGGGTGATTTTGTTTTTACAAATATCACAGCTAGTGGAAATATCAGTGCTAGTGGAGATATACAATCAGATGGAAGAATTTTTGAACAAGGGACTAGCGTCATAGACCACGCCACGGCTATGTCAATAGTATTCGGAGGATAATATGGCAAACACATTTAAAAATGCCGCGGTGGCTATTGGAAACACAAACACTACGGTCTATACATGTCCTGCATCAACAAGTGCTGTGGTTCATGCGGTTTACATCAGTAATGTAGATGGTACTAATGACGCTACAGTGGATGTACTTGTTACAGACAACAGTCAAGGCACTAATTTTCACATCATGAAAACAGTCGATGTACCAGCAGACTCTAGTTTGGTGATAGAAAAACCAATAAACTTAGAAGCAAATGATATATTGATATGCAAAGCTTCAGCTGCTGGTGATCTAGAGGCATTTGCCAGTGTTTTAGAGATTACCTAATATGGCTGACTTAAAATATATCGGTAAGAATATTTTAACCCATGATCTCATTCTCAAAAAAGGGAATGTCAGTGGTTCTGCATCCTCTACGGGTTCTTTTGGTAATTTAAAAATCTCAGATAATGCATCTATCACTGGTGATATGGTGGTTGGTGGTAGACTAACTGCTCAAGAAATACATACAGAGATAGAAAGTGCTTCAATTATATTCACAAGTGGAAGTACAAAGTTTGGTGACACATCAGATGATACCCATGAATTTACAGGTTCTATACTTGTAAAGGGTAATCTTACTGCTGAGAACCTAACTGCTGATTCAAGTAGTTTTTCAACAAGAGTAACAAATCTAGTTTCTGATTCTGCTTCATTCTCAACTAGAATAACAACTGCTGAGACAGAATTAGAAGAAACTATAATAAGTGCTTCTGCTCAGTTAGCAGAAGAGATTAGTGGTTCGTTTACGGCACCGAGTGCTTCATTATCTACGAGAATAACAAATCTTAAATCAGATAGTGGATCATTTTCAACAAGAATAACTACTGATAGTTCAAGTTTTTCTACAAGAACAACCACATTAGAAGCAGCCAGTGCTTCATTTTCAACTAGAGTAACAGATTTAAAAACCGATAGTGCATCCTTTTCTTCTAGAATAACAACTGCTGAGACAGAATTAGAACTTACTCTAATCAGTGGTTCTGCTCAAATTGCTACACAAATCAGTGGTGCTTTTGATACAGTATCAAGTAGTTTATCCGATAGATTACAAACTGCTGAAACAGAATTAGAAAATACACTAATCAGTGGATCAGCACAACTTGCTGCTGAAATCAGTGGTGCGTTTACACAAGGTTTTGAGTTCAATGGGACAATAAGTGGTTCAGCAACCTCAACCGGTTCATTTGGTAGGGTTGAAGTTGAACACATACATTCAACAGATGATATATCAGCGGCTGATGATATTACTGCAGGTGGTAGACTTGTTGCTGAGACAGATGCAAAAATTGCTAATATTATTACATTAGATGTTAATGGTATCTCGGTGGGTGGTGACACAAGATATATAAGAGTAGGTAGTGATTCTGATTTTGAAATAAACCATAGGCATCCTCTACATACATCTCCGTTTCGTGCTAGTACAAATACCAACATATTAACAGATAAAACTAATCATGGATTATTATTATTTGGTGGTAATCCTGGTATAATAATGGAAAGTCCAGTATCTGGTAGTGAAGGATTTTTTCTAAGTGGTAGTAGAGCTAATATAGAACTTAGGGGTGGAAACATAAGTGGTTCATCAACCTCAACTGGTTCGTTTGGATTGGTATTACAAAATGGTTCTGAGTTATCAACATTCTTAGGTGCTGCTGGAACAGAAACTCTTTTCAGTGGTTCGGTTGCTTCAACTGGTTCATTTGGTAGAGTAGAAGCTGCAGGAGTTATCTCAGCTGAACATATTATTTCAACTGATGATATGGTAGTTTCTGATAACCTCGATGCAGGTAGCATAGATGTTGGTCAAATAAGTATAACTACTGATGGTATTAATCTTGGTAATGATGTAAAATTTTTAAGAATGGGTAACGGTATTGATTTTGAAATAATTCACAATAATTCAAATGATTTTCCTGGTTCAAACAATGTTACAAGTATTAAGGATTTAACTGGTGAAGGTATAAATATAAAAACATCAACAAGTGGTAACGCAAGGGGATTGTTGATATCAGGTGCTCCGATGACTTCTAGTGTCGATACTTATATCTCTGCATCAAATCTTAAAGTAGATGGAAATACAACTGCTACATCATTTACTGGTATATTTCAAGGTGCTCTATCAGGTTCAGCACAAATTGCTTCAAACATCAGTGGTGCTTTTGCTGTAGCCAGTGCGAGTTTTGCTGCTGATATACTGAGTAATAGTTCTTCATTTGCCACAAGAATAACTGCTGATAGTTCTTCATTTGCTGCTCGTGATACATTGAGTGAGGCTACATCAAGTAAAATTCTCAATGGTGAATTAGAGTTTACAAATATTACAGGCAGTGGACATATCAGTATGTCATTATCATCCACTGGTTCTTTTGGTAGAGTTTCATTAACAACTCTTGGTGGTCATAGTCCATTTGTAATTGATTCAATTGTAACTGCTAGTTCTGCTGTTCAATTAGATGGTAAGGTTTTTATTCAAACAGGTTCGATTGAAGGTGATCTTCATGTAAGAACTGCTGATAATCTAATGAGAATCGGTAAATCTACAAGTGGGGTGATCGTCAGTGGTTCTGAAAACATATCAAGATTTGCTACCGGCTCAGATGGGAGTATTATTGATTTAGGTTTTACAGTCACAGATGAGGATGGAAATGTTGTCCTTGCTGGTGATGGTGATGGTATACATGTAGATTCTAACAACTATTGGTATAACAACAAATTCTATAAAATTGGTGATGGTGTTGATAAATTTTTAGAGTTTGATAATGTAGACCTCAAATATAAAGGACAGGTATTTGCTTCAACTGGTTCTATCGATGGTGAACTATTTATCAAAAGTCCAACTGGCAGTATGTTCATTGGTAAGTTTACAGGTGGTCTACCAAGCAGTGGATCTGGTAATATATCAAGATTTGCTACTGGCTCAGATGGTAGTATCATTGATCTTGGTTTTACAACGACTGATGAAAGTGGTGAGACTGTTTTTCTATCTACCGGTGATGGTCTCGTTGTTGATGCAAACAACTATTGGTACACAACTGGTCATTTTAAATTAGGTGATGGTCAAAAACAAATTGAATGGAATACAACTGATTTAAACATAAGCGCTTCCACTGTGGATGTAACGACTTTAAAAGCCAGTGATGTTAATTTTGCTGGATTACCAACAAGTGATCCATTGATAACAGGTTCTCTATGGGTGTCGGGTAGTGCAACAAGTGGTAGTTTTAAATCTGGCTATGTGATGATATCAGGTATACATGGATAATATGATGGACAGAAACAAAAATAATCTTATATTTATAACTGATAAGGTTTATTTGATCACCAGCAAAATAGGCACGAATTAGAATGGCAAAACATGATATAGTATTATTGAATACAACCTCAAGTGGTTTCGAGACTGATCTAGGTAGTAATGTTGCAAGAATAAAGGGAGATGCTGATGATTTATTTCAAGTAAATAACGCATCCGGTGTAGATAAGTTTGCCGTAAGTTCTACTGAAAACTCGATGATTATCGGTGGTGATCTTACCCTAACGGGTAATCTATCAAGTTCACTAAACTCCACTGCTTCTTTTGGTAAAATTGTCGCGACAAAGTTTGTTGGTGATGCGACTCAAATGACCAATACAAATCAAACTAGTCATGTATCAAGCTCTAAACAATTAGCTGCTCGTATATCAGGTGCCTTTACTGCAGGTTTCACAACAACTGGTGATATATCAGGTTCAGTAACTTCAACTGGTTCTTTTACACGAGTGGTTGCTAACACATATGTAGGATCAGGTGCTCAATTATTTGATCCCCCTAGTGTTGCTGGTGAAATAAGTGGTTCAGGACAAATAGCAACACAAATCAGTGGTGCTTTTACAAGTGGATTTACGATCTCAAAAACATCTACAATAAGTGGTTCTGGTACTTCAACAGGTTCTTTTGGTACAATTGTTATAGGACCTACTGTTGGATTACAACAAACTATCTCTGATACATCAGAATTAACTGGTTTACCAAGTTTTGCTGGTTTTATTTCTTCATCAGCTCAAATTGCTTCTGATATAAGTGGAAGTTTTACCAGTGGTATGGCGATGAATAATTCGACAATTAGTGGATCAGCTACCTCAACAGCATCTTTTGGAAGAGTAGATGGTATAGTTTCTATCACTGGTGATGCTTCGCAGGTAAGTGGATTAGCAATCTCAACTAATTCTGTAAGTGGTTCTGCTCAACTTGCTGCTGATATAAGTGGTAGTTTTACCAGTGGATTTGAATTTGATAATTCCATCAGTGGTTCAGCTACCTCAACAGGTTCTTTCAGTAGATTGAACTTTAATTCGTTAAGTGTTACCGATGTAAGTGGTATAACTAATCATGAGGCTGGTCATCTAACAGGTGCAAGTGGTATAGCTGACGACATAAGTGGAAGTTTTACAAGTGGATTTAATTTTGCAGGAACTATAAGTGCTTCTTCTGATTCTACCCTTAGAGTACAATCACTTGATTTAGGTGGAACTTTTACTTTTGGATCAACTAATCTAGTAAAAAATTGGGACACCTCTCTTGTTAGAACAGCTACTTATGGAACTAATTTAGCTTCTGCTATCAGTGGAGCTTTTAATCATGGATTTGGATTTGAAGGAACAATAAGTGGTTCTGCTACTTCAACAGGATCTTTTAGTAGAATACAATCTCAAGAATTATTTGTAAAGCAAATGGTTGGTGAGAGAAAACCAATCAGTGGTTCTATGAATCATGATAATTACATCAGTGCTTCACATAAAACAGATTCTCATGGAAGGTTAACCATACCAATATTTGGTAGAGGACATACAGTGAACACACAACAGTTCACTGCTACAGGTTCAATGGAAAGTCAAAAATACAGAGCTAGAGCTGGACAGTTATTCGTAGATAATTTTGGTAGATTAAATATGACGGTACAAACCGGTTCCGAAGTTGCTGTTGCTGGAACTTGGACACAAGGTCCAACAACACCTATGAATGTTGGAGGTGGTGGAGCAGCGGCTACTGGTACACCAAATGCGATTATTCAAAGCTCTCCTTTTGCTGTATATTCGGGTAGTGCGATATATGATGGTATTAGTTGGTTTCAGACATCGGATGTTACTGCTGTTGCTGGAGCTACAAAACAAAATTGTAGTATAGGAACGGTTGATGCTGCTCTATTCCTTAGACATAGTGGTGGTTCTACATCAGGTACTAACACAGGTAGGTACGGATCTTTTCCAACTACTCCAGCTCATACAACTTTTCAAGAAGATTGGGATGGTGTTGGTTGGACTAGAGGTCCTAATAGTGCTGGTACTTTTGTAAAAAGAAACGGTACTTCCGGCAAGGTTGGTTCTGCAAACTCACATATTGCATTTAATGGAGATGATTATCCAACAGCAGCTGGAACTTCTGCTTGGAATGGTGTGACATGGCAAGCAGTAGGTCCTCATACACCCACTGTTAGAGATGATGGTGGTGGTTTCGGTGGTGTATATGATGGTGTTGTTGCTGGTGGTAAAGCACCTAATAATACTTGTGTGGATGAATGGAATGGAACGAGTTGGGCAACTGCAACTGCTCTACCAACAGGACAAACTTGTGCGGGTGGTGCAGGACATCAAAATGCTGGAATAATTATGGGTGGAAGTCCTAGCACAGAAGTTCAAGAATATAATGGAACGACTTGGTCAGAAGGTATTTCCTTACCAGTTGCTATGTCAAATCATGCTACTGGAGGAAGTAATTCTGGTAGGGCTTTTTCTGTTAATACCAACCATACATATTTTTGGACAGGTGGATTTGTAACAGGTTCAGCAGACACCTATAACAACTTCTCACAGAATCCAACAGGAAGATATTTATTAACAAAGAAATTACAATCAAATTATTCACCTGGAACTTCTGGTGGAGTAACCAGTGGTTCATCCGATGGTTATGGTGGTGGATATTAAGGATAAGGTATGGCAACAAGAGATATATTAGTACTGAATACAACTGCCAGTAGGGCTGAAACTCAACAAGGTTCTGATACTGTTGTTATCAGAGGAAATAGTGGAGAAGCTTTATCTGTAGAAAACTCAAGTGGTACTTCTATTCTATCAGTAAATACTGTAAGTTCATCAGTAGATGTTGCTGGTAAGATAACTGCTACCACTAATGTTAGTTCTAGTATAACTTCAACAGGTTCTTTTGGTAGGGTAGAAGCTACGACATTAGTCGGTGATGCTTTTAATCTTACTAATACGGCAATAGATGGAACAATCAGTAGTTCTGGTCAGATTGCCAATCAAATCAGTGGTGCTTTTAGACAAGGTTTTGAATTTGATGGAACTATTGGTTCAGTTGCTGGTCATACCACAACAGCATCATTTGATCGAATAGTAGCTACCGTCTTTTCTGGTTCGGCTGCTAATCTTACCAACACTGCTTTACAAGGAACATTATCTAGTTCAGCTCAAATTGCCACTGCTATTAGTGGAGCTTTTACAAGTGGTTTTCAATTTACAGGAACGATTAGTGGATCAGCAACTTCTACTGGTTCCTTTGGTCAAATATTTGCTAAAAAGGCAGTGGGTAATGTATCAGCGATGACAAACTTAGTTCCTGAAGGAGTAGTCAGTGGTTCAGCACAACTTGCTTCACAAATCACTGCAAGTTATGCAGGTGGATTTGAATATCAAGGAACGATTAGTGGTTCAGCAACTTCAACTGCTTCACTTGCTAATGTACAAGCAACAACAGTGGTGGGTAATGTAAGTAATTTAACAGGTTTGATTCCATCAGGAATAATCAGTAGTTCAATTCAGATTTCTTCTTCCATCAGTGGTTCTTTCAACAAAGGTTTTGAATTTACAGGTAATATATCACAAAACACTGGTGTATGGAGTGAAATAAACGCCATGAATAGTGTTAGAAAAGAACATGAAGCTGGTGGTAATGGGGTAAATGCGGCTATCGCCGCTAGTGGAAATACTCCTGGACAACCCTATGGAAGTCCTCAAACAGAAGAATGGAACGGCACGAATTGGTCAGAAGTAAACGATATGATTGCCGGTATTAGACAAGGTGCTGGTGGTGGTACAACAGAATCTTTCATAGTGTTTGGTGGAACTCAATTTCCAGCAACTCCTTATTATAATCCAACTGAAGAATATAATGGAACTAATTGGTCTGATGGTGCTAACATGATTACTGGTAGATATGATCTCGCTGGTATGGCAGAAAACACAGAAAAAGCCCTTGCCATAGGTCCTACAAAAACCGAGGAGTATAATGGAAGTGCTTGGACAGAAGTAAATGATTTAATTACAGGTAAGTCTCAAGGCACTGCTTTTGGAGACACCACAGAGACCGCTTATTTTGTAGGGGCGCCTGGTGGTTCAACTCAATATTGGAATGGAACTAATTGGTCAGAGGTGAATAATACAAATGTACAATCTCTAGCAGGTGGTGGATCACATGGAAGTGCTAATGACGCTATAATATATGGTGGTATACATTATCCATATAATCCAGGTGCGTTGGTAAGCTGTACTGAAGCATGGGATGGTACTAGTTGGGCTGTTCGTTCAGGTTTACCAACAGCTATTTCTAGTGTTAGGGGTGCGGGTGACAACGGTAGTACAGGTCAGTTGGGACTTGCAGTTGGTGGTGGTACTCCATCGATAACAAACAAAGTTGTTTCTTGGAGTGGTGTTCTTATTACTACAGGTTCATTTGGAAGAGTAGAGGTAACATCAATATCAGGTGATGGTTCTAATCTTACTGGTACAGCATTAGCTGGAACAATCAGTAGTTCAGCACAGATTGCTTCTAACATCAGTGGAAGTTTCAACAAAGGATTTACCTTTAGTGGTGACATTACATCAAAAGCTGTTGTATTTTCATCAGGTGGAGATTTAAATTGTGCTCCAGGTGCTGTATCTCCTGCAGGTGATAATTTTGTTGGTGCAACTTATCGTGGAGCTGCTGGTAATAAAAATGCTGGTTTGGTATTTGGTGGTTTTAGGTTTGTAAATTATAGACCATCTGGCTTTACAGAAGAATACGATGGAACTAGTTGGTCAGAAGTAAATGACATGATTGATCCTGGAGCTGCTGCTGGTGGTGGAACATCCGAAGCTGCTATTGCTACTGGTGGAAATTACAGAAATTGTGATACAGAGGAATGGAATGGTACTAATTGGTCAGAGGTAAATCATCATATTAATGATCTACATTGTGCTTATAAACCGCTTTCAATTGGTAACTCTTCCGAAGCTCTTATTACAGGTGGTGGTGTACCCACTGCTCCATATGGTCAAACTGAAACATGGAATGGGACAAATTGGGCAACAGCAAATCAAATGATACATGATCCAAGAGGATGGCATGGTGGAGCTGGAACTCAAAATTCTGGTTTGACTGCAGGTGGTCCTCATTCCCCTTATAATGGTGTATCTTGTACTGAAACATGGGATGGTACAAGTTGGTCGGAAGGGAGTTCTGCTCTTATAAATAATATGAAATTAGTATCTATGGCTGGTAGTCAAAATGATACTTTATTAGCTGGTCATGCTCAATCGACAAATTGGTCAACTAATATTTTCTCGTATGCAGCTAATGTTTCAGAGTGTAGTATTTGTTGGAATGGTTTAAATTGGGCAACTTCTACTGATTTAGATGTGAATGGAACAAGTAGAAGACTTGGGATGTCTGCTGCTGGTTCTAATACTGATGTTGCTTTCTTTGCTGGTGGTATAGATATAAACTCACCTCACTCTTTTGGTTGTACTATAGAAAGTGAAACATTTGTTGCCAGTGCTTCATTCTCACATATAGATGCTGCTAGAATCACTGCTAGTGTTGATGGAATGACGAATATAAATCCACCAGAAGGTGCGATATCAGGTTCTGGTCAGATTGCTTCTAATGTAAGTGGAAGTTTTAACAAAGGTTTTGAATTCAATGGTGAGTTAAGATCACTAGGGACTTGGACTAATGGTGCAGATTTTACTGGATGTTTTACTTCACTCTATGGTAAATATGGATACAGTGCTATCGGTACACGAGATGCTGCTATCGTGGCTGGTGCCAGTGGTGCTCATCAAGGTTGGGTTAGTAATACCTATTTTTATAATGGAGTTGCTTGGAGTGATACTGGTAATAATATGATACAAGGGGGTTCACACAGTGCACATGGAACTGCAAATGCTGGTTTAGCTATAGGACGACATAGTCGCGCTCCAGGAACAGGTTATTTTTATACCTGTACAGAAGAATATAATGGAAGTGCTTGGTCAGAAACCACAGATGGACCATATAAATTAAAAGGTATAAATAATCAAAGTGCTGGAACACAAAATGCTGCCCTAGTTGCTGGTGGTAATTGTGATACAACTGATACTCTTCATGCTATAAAACGACATGCCTTAGCTTGGGATGGTTTGAGTTACTCTCATGTTGGTACTTTAGCAGAAGCAAGAGACTCAGCTGCTCTTACTGGTACTATGAACGCAGCTCTTGCTCAAGGTGGTGGTTCGGATTCATGTACTCAACATATGAATTCCGACTCAACTTGTACAGAGGAATGGAATGGTAGTGCTTGGTCAACTGCTGCTGCCTCTAATTTCCCAACTGGTTGTGGTGTTATGGCTTCTGGAAAATCCTCAAATGATTCGATGCATGTCTATGATGCCAGTGATGCTTCTCTAAAATCTGATGTTTATAATGGTACAACTTGGAGTTTAGGTCCAAATATGAATGGAACCGGTAGGATTCAAGATTTTGGAGCAGCTGGAACAACTGCTAGAAGTTTCTTTATGTCTCGTCTTCGTGCTGATATTGAACATTTTGATGAAAACCATGTTACTTCTTCCATAGGTAGAGTAGATGCTAATGAATTTTCACTAGAATCCAATACAGATTTAACAGTAAATGAATCCTTACAGATACCTCAGTATGCCACTAACCCACCTATAACAAGTTCTGCTGGTGAGGTTTGGTACAATACAGATGAAGAAAAACTTTATTTTACATATGATATCAACTCTTGGACTGAGGTTGCAGCTACTAACACAACCCATAATTTTGGTGGATACGCCGGTGGTGTAGGTCAAGGTATAGTTTGGGGTGGAGCTGCTCCAAATACCGAAGACAAATCAGAGGTTTGGGATGGAAATACTTGGACAGAAGTAAATGATTTGAACACGGCAAGAACTTATAGTCCTGGTGGTGGTAGTAGTAATTCTGCTATTGCTGCTGGTGGAAGTAATCCTGCACCATT